ACTGACCCGGAAAGGCGCAAAGGCGACGGTGCAGCACGGCAATGGCCCAGCAAAGCAAATCGCAGCAGCGGCAATTCCGGAGGTTATCAAATACGGTGAGCAAATCGGGTTCGTGAAAAATTGGAAGGGAAGAGGCTACAATACCTATACCTTCGTCGCTCCTGTTATGGTGGGAGAAACGAAAATCTATGAAGCAGTGATCGTGAACGAGTACACGGTGCCCAATGCTGCAAGCAAGTTCTACGTACATGAAGTGTGTGGTTCGGATGGAAGTTTGCTCACCATTGAAAACGGAAAAATAACAAAAAAGAAAACAGCCTTACCTCGGTATTCAAGACCGAGCAGGGCGGTGAAGCCCCTAAGCTGTTTTCCGAGTCCAGTATAGCACAAGATTCCGCCGAAAGCAAGAGAACCGACGAACCTGTGAAGAAATCGGTGCGGTTTCAGATGAGCGCACCGGTGGAGGTGGACAGCCAGAAGGATCTTGTGGCCGTCCACAACCTGACTGAAGAAAATCTGCGGGAAGCGCTGGAGCTGGGCGGGTTGCCGTCGCCGTCGATTGCGGTGGTCAAGGCACAGGAAGGCCATACCCAATACGGCCCCATCTCGCTGGTGTTCAACTCCGATACCATTGACCCCATGGTGAACCGGGCCAATCGAATCTATGGCTCCGACGCATGGACACCCACCCGGCCCAATGTGGAATACGAAGTGCACGCGGACAAGGCAGTGAAGCTGAACAGCGAACTTGCACAATTGAGCCGACAAACCGCTGGCGGCGCATTTGCGCGGGGAAATGTGCTCAGCGGAACGCTGGACATGGAAGCGTCCGGGAAGAGCCCGAAGCAACTGGCAGAGAGCCTTTCCCGGAATGATGCGGTCAAGGCGGCCTATCTGGCAGACAAAGGCGAAACCGTGCAGGTGGTGACAAAGCAGGAGGTGCGTTTTACCGAAAGCCAGAAAAAGCGGTATGAGAAAATCATGGAGGCCCTTGGCGGAGAAGCTGCCCTGCGGGACATCGTGGAGTCCGACGTGGTGAACGGAAATCACGATAAATCCAATGCCGTGCTGAATGAAGTGCGGGAAGCAGAAAAAAGCTGGGCTATGGAAGAGTTTGGCTGGAGCGAAGAAAAGGCGCAGACCAAAGCCGACCGGCTGATCGCACCGATGCTGCGGGCCAGACTGGAAAACGCATATGAATATGTGACGACCAAAGATATGGCCGGGAAAACCGTGCAGGATACGGAAGCGATGCAGAAGGAGTTACAGCAGAAAGCCCCGGATGCTGATGTGGAAGAGTGGCTGCTGCCGAAGATGGAGGGTATTCTGGGAAAAAAGGGAATCCGAAATGAGAAGGACCCCTATACCAGAACCGGAAACCGGAGAAGCTTTGCCCAATTGCACAACCCCTACACGTTGCAGAATCTGGTGGAGGCCATGAACCAGCAAAATGCACGCGGAGAAGGCGCATGGGGCCTTTCGGCAAACACTCTGATGAGCACGGCCACGGCAGAATATCAGAATCTGGACGAAGTGCGGACAGACAAAGGCCGCTTGCAGCAGATGCCGGCGGAGGAGTACAAGGCACTGCTGGAACAGGCCGACGGCCAGATCGAAGAAGTCATCAGCCGCATCCGACAGGAGACCGCTGCACATTCGGACAGCGGCTATGGGGAGCGGGAAATCCTCGGCGACATCCTGTTGCGGGCCGCACAGGGAAAGCAGACCATGGCAGCGGTCAGCAAGGCATTTTCTAAGGAAGGCTATACCATCAGCCGGGAGACGGCAAAGCAGATCGTGGCGCTGTACAAGACCATCGCAGACATCCCCACCGGGTACTTTGAGGCGAAACCCCAGCGAGCTGTAGAGTTCGACGAGGTGCGGGCGGCTATTGTGCCGGACAATGCTTCGGCGGCGCTGCTGGACAGCCTGAAGGAAAAGGGTGTGACCGTCTACGAGTACAAAGCCGGGGATGATGCGCAGCGCACGAAGGTGCTGAACCAAGTGCCGAACGTCCGATTCCAGATGGCCGAACAGGCCGACCGGGATGCGAAGCGGAACCGCCAGCGGCAAGCCAGCCGGACCATTGCGGACAACAGCGCGGCCATCAAGACGCTGACCGAGATGATGGGCCTGACCCGCGGGGTGCGGGTGAGCGACGACAGCATTCTGGGCGTGGCAGAACGGCTGGTAAAGGCCAGCGGCGCGAAGGGCAAGGCCGACACCGAACGTGTGGCCCGCGAGATGCGCACCCTGATCGAGTACATGAAGACCGAAGGGGCCGACATGAACAAGGCGCAGGGGCTGGCCGAGACCATTGCCGGGGAGATCCTCGACGAGGCGACTTACCGGAATACGGAGCTGTGGCAGCAATACCCGGAATACCACGAGCTGAGCTACACCGTGGACAAGAACGGCAAAGCCAAGGCGGAGCTTGTGCGCCAGTACGGAAGCTGGGGCGAAGCGGTGGCCGAGGCCCGGAAGCACGGCGTGAAGCTGCGGCAGGAGGAAGGACACCGGGACGGAAACCCGGCGGAAGAATACGAAGCCATTGTGAACGATACCCGGAGCATGGGCGGCACAAAGCAGGGCGCAGCGGAATTGTTCCGGGGAGCCGCCAAGGCAGCGGGCGTGGACGGCGCGGCCAGCATGGAGAGCACCGAGTGGCTGGATGTGCTGATGAACGTGCACGACACCATCAAGCCCAAGATGATGAGCCGGTTCGCGGATGTGGCTGAGTACGAAGATGCCAAGGTGGAGCTGGCGGGCCGGATGATCGGCGACTTGTTGAATGTGAACGAGATGAACGATGCACAGGCCATCTTCGATTCCTTCCAGCAGTGGCAGCGCCGGGCCGCAGCGGCAGCAGCCGGAGACGAAACCAGTGCGGCCAAGGCTGTGAAAGACCTGCGGGCTGTGCAGAAGGAGCAGACGAGAGAATTCAACCGGCGTTTGGCGGAGAACCAGAAAGCCGGGAACCAGAGCAAAGCAGTACAGCAGATGCAGGAGCAGCAGCGCCGGAATGCCAAGGCAGAAGCGATGCTGGACGCCAATCTGGATGCACTGGGGGTGGACATCACCAACTCCGGCGACATGGCCGAGAAGCTGGATGTGTTGAAGGAAGCCTACGAACGGGAATGGAGAGCCGAGAAAAAGCGCCTGAAGGAAGAGCGGCAGCAGATGCTGGATGAGATCACGCTGGAAAACAAGACCCTGAAAGCGGAGAACCGGAACCTCGCCCGGCAGGTGGCCAACGAGCAGCGCCGGGCTGACCGGGCGGAGTACAGCCAGATCGTGCAGGAGCGCGAGATCATGGAGTGGGAAGCCGAGAACCAGAAGAAAGCCGAAGCGTGGCAGCAGAAACAGGCCCAGAAAAATGCCATTGCGGTGGAAGTGGCCCGCCAGCAGCGGGACGAGGACATTGCCGTGGCCAAAGCACTGGCCGAAAAGCGGGTGCAGCGGGCGCGGGACGGACGGAAGGCTGATGAGCTGAAGCGGAGCATCCGGAACAACGCCGCTCAATTGAACCAGATGATCCTGCGGCCTTCGAAGGGCAAGTATGTGCAGCCGCGGCTCATCCAACAGGCGGCAGAGGTGGCGAAGCTGGCGGATATGGCCGTTCTGAACGATGCGGCGGTGCGGAAGCTGACGGCGCTGGCCAACACCATCAGCCAGACGCAGGGCACGGCCAGCGACCCCAGCAGCCTTGCCTACGACTGGGAACAGACCGGTGTGCCGAAGCTCATCCAAGCCTTACAGGCCGACATGATGAACGCGAAACAGGCAAAGCTGGACCGGCTGCACCAGCAGTTGACCGAGGCCGAGGCTCTGGGCGACGGCGAAAAGGCCGAGAGGCTGCGGGACCGCCTGAAGGCCCGTATCAGGGAGACGGAAAACCGCACCTATCTGCCTATGACGGTGGAGCAGCTGCGGATGCTGAAAGCCATCACGGCGGGGACGCTGCACGTGATCCGCACCGAAAACAAGACCCTGAGCCTTGCCAAGACCGAGGAAGTGGACGCTTTTGCCCAGAAGGCCGGGCTGGAAGTGCTGGCCGCCAAGGGAAACGAGAGCGGCAGAATCCGGGATGCACTGACCAAATACAATCTCGACATGCTGGGCGCGAAGCGAGTCTTCCGGATGCTGGGCGGGTACACCAAAAACGGCCAGATGGAAAAGCTGGCCGACATGCTGAACCAAGGCCAGCTCCGGCAGACCCAGATCACGGTGGAAGGCACCAAGCTCTTCGACAACGTGACAGGCAAGGCCAACCTCAAGCAGATGGAGCGGTTCGCTGGCCCCGGCGCGGAGCTGGTGGACATCGGGCTGACGGACGCAAAGGGCAAGGCCGTGCCGCTGACCCATGGGCAGCTGTGCAGCCTGTACATGCACTTGCAGAACACGGACAGCCGGGAGCACCTGCTCAACGGCGGCCTGACTCTGCCGGACACAACGCTCTACAACGAGGGTGACATCGAGCGGGCCTACCAGAAGGGGCAGACCGTGAAGATCGGAATGCTGACGGGGGCCGACGGAATGCCCATGGCCGACACCATCCTGAACACCGTGGAGAATGCCCTGACCGACTACGACCGGAAGTGGATCGAGGACATGAAGGGCTTCTTCGGGGACTACACCACGAACCTCATCAACGAGACCAGCATGAAGCTGGTGGGATTCCAGCGGGCGACGGTGAAGAACTACTACCCCATCGCGGTGGACAAGACCCAGCTGGCCAGCGAGATCGAGGGCCTGAAGCTGGACGCCACCATCGAAGGACGCGGAATGCTGAAGGAGCGCGTGAAGAGCAGCTTGCCCATCCTGCTGGAGGAGTGCAGCAGCGTGGTGCAGCGTTCCCTTCGGGACACAGCGGCCTACGCGGGCCTTGCGGCCCCCATCCGGGACGCAAACCGCATCCTGAACGCGAATGTGGAGACAGAGGACGGCATCCAAAAGCTGAAGAGTGGCGTGCTGAAGGAACACTGGGGACGGGACGCGGTGAACTACGTGGATTACCTGCTGACCGACTTGCAGACGAAGCAGCGCAAGCGCTCGGACGGCATCGGCCGGGTGATGGGAAAGCTGCGGGGTAACTACGCCGGGGCTATTCTGACATTAAACCCCGGCGTCGCCATCGCACAGGCGGCGTCCCTGCCCACGGCGGGGGCCGTGCTGGGCAGCGATACCATGGCGGCAGTGCTGCCCTTCGTGAAAAACCTCTCCGGCAAGCAGCGGCGGGCACTGGAAGCGGAGATCAGCGCCCACGGCGACGCGCTGCTGCAATACCGACTGCGGGGCAGCCAGCGCGGGGAGCTGGCGTCCATCGGCGTTTCGGGGAGCTTTGCCGAAAAGGCCATGGACAAACTGCCCAAGAGCGTGACCGGCTGGATCAACTCGATGGACGAGATCACGGTGGCGGCACTGTGGGAGGGTGCGAAACATTATGTGGAACACCACGCCGGGGAGTTTGCCGACGGTGCGGCCACCAAGGGCAGTGACGCCTACTGGAAGGCTGTGAATCAGGTGTACCAGCGCGTCATTGAGGAGACCCAGCCCAACTATACCGTGATGCAGCGGGCGGGCATCCAGCGCAGCGACAACGAGATCACCAAGACGCTGACCATGTTCACGACCCAGCGGTTCCAGAACTACGGCATCCTCGCCGATGCGGTGATGGACTACAACGCCCAGAGAGCCCGGTACAATGCAGAGAAGAGCGCCGAGAACAAGGCCGAAGTGCAGCGGGCCGGGCAGAGCTTGCGCCGGGCTGCCGCAAGCCAAGTGATACAGACGGCGGTATTCGCCCTGATGAAGATCGGCGCGGACTTCCTGCTGCACCGGTGGGACCGGGAGCAGGATGAAAACGGCGACGTGACCGCCGAAAGCCTGTGGAACCGGTTTGCGGGGCTGTTCACCGAGAGCGCGGCGGGCAACTTCCTGTTTGGTTCGGAAATCTACAGCATGGTGGGCAACGCAGTGAACGGCACGGACTACGATGTGGTGAGCGCGACCAACATCAGCGCCGTCAACGACCTGTTTGCCGCTACCACGAAGCTGTACACCCTGATCCGGAAGGACACCACCGGCATGGACGAAGAGGAACTGGAAGCCTACCACCGGAAGCTCCGGAAGGCCGGGGTCGATGTGATGGAATATGGGCTGGACATCGCGGGCATCCCGGCGGCAAACGGGCGGAAGATGGTAGAAGCCTTCGCGGCCTACGCGGACGACGTGCAGGGCCTTGCAAACGGAGAAGGGTTCAGCCTGAACGGGACCCCGGCCAGCGCGACCGGACAATACGACCGGCTCTTCAACGCCATTGAGCGGGGTGACACGGAGGAAGCTGCGGCCGCTCTTGGCAAGCTGGACCAGATGGGCAAGAGCGACAAGGTGAAGGCGGAACTCAAGAAGCGGCTGAAAAATTATGACCCGGACATTCTGGAAGCAGCGAAGGCGCGGAATGCAGGAGATGACCGTAAACGGCAGAAATTGACAAAGAAAGTTATTCGTGAGCTGTACGATGGTCTTGGAATCAGTGCGACTGCAAAATCGGATCGAGTGAAACGAGAGGCAATCATCGACTTGGTGACCGGTGATAAGCATGGCGGCAGCAGCTACGGAGCAATTAACGAATTGGCCGACGAGCTGCTGGCCGGAGACAAAGACCGGAATGTTTACGATGACCTGACCGACGCACTGGAAGTGGGCCGCGCCAAAGATGTGCAGACAGAGGTCAACCGGCTGCTGACTGCGGGCAAGGACAAGGATGCCATCAAGAGCAAGATCACCGGCGTTGTCAAGAGCGAGTATCTGGCCGGGAATGACCACGACCGGGAGAAGCTGGTCCAAATGCTGCTGCGGCTGGAAGCCGGAGGTGAACCTCTGTACGAAGAGAAAAACTTCGAGAGCTGGATCAAACAGGACGAGAAGAAGCAGGAAGCCGCGGCGGGAGCCGTGGATGAGTGGGCGGAGGTGAGATAAAAGAACGAAGACGCTTCGGCCAAATTGGCCGGGGCGCTTTTTGTTTGCCCGGCGGAAAAGTAGCAAGTAGTCAGGCCCGGCGGGAGATGATACACTGGGGCAGAAGGGAGGAAGAGCATGAGCGAGTTGAACATCAAAGTCCGGAAATCACAGGACAACGGAAGCACCTTCCGGGCAACGCCGGACACCCTGTACATGGGCGGCGTAGGCTCGGCCAAGGTGGACACCCTGCACTTCGAGGTGCCGGAAGAGTGGGCGAGCTGTGCCATCACGCTGCACGTGCAGCGGCTGAGCGGCGCTCTGCCGGACCCGCAGATGCTGGACGAAAACAACTGCGTTGTGGTAGACCGGCGCTGGACACAGGAAAAGCAGGGCAGTTGGATGCTGCTGGCCGTGGACGAGAACGGCTACATCGCCATGACGAAGCCCGGCAAATACACCTGCTATGAGACCATCGACACCAACAGCACCACCGAGACCATCACGCCAAGCGTATACGAGCAGTTTGTGGCGCTGGTGAAAAAATGGGGACAGGCAGCGGTGGACGCTGCAAGGGCGGCAAAGGAATCGGAAGAACGTGCCGCGGGCAGCGCCTCCGCCTCTGCCGGTTCCGCAGCCGCAGCCGCCCGGAGCGAGAGTGCTGCGGCGGGAAGTGCAACAGCAGCGGCCGGGAGTGCGTCCGAAGCGGCGGGCAGCGCTGGTTCCGCTAAGCAAGACGCCGACCGGGCAGCGGAAGCTGCCAATAATGCAGCCAACGCGGCCACGGACGCGCTGAAGAAAGCCAAGGATGCAGGAGATTTCAAGGGCGATAAAGGTGACACCGGCCCGCAGGGTCCTTCAGGGACCATCATCCGGGCCTACGATATCACGCTGCCCGCCGCCGACTGGGCCGAGACTTCGGACGACGAGGCGAAGGCCGCAGGGTGGAGCTATCAGTGCGACGCCACCGTAAGCGGCTGCACAGCGGAGCTGGAACCCAGCGCCACCATCAGCGTTTCCAGCGTGCCGGACGCCCAAAAGGCAGGGCTCGGAACCATCTGCAGAACCGGCGCTGGGTATTGCCGCTTTTATGCGGCCACGGTTCCTTCGGCAGACATCCATCTCCGGCTTCTGCTGATGGAGCGGGTCCCGACCTAAAGGAGGCATGTTCTATGGCAATCGGAGCAGTCAACACACTCAGCAGCAAATGGGTGCCGCCTGTTGGCGCGATTATCACGACCAGCAGCTCCGTCAGCCCGGCGGCTGACTATGCCGGAACCAGTTGGGCGCAGATCAAGGACCGTTTTCTCATGGGCGCGGGCGGCAGCTACACGCTCGGCAGCACAGGCGGATCTGCGAGCCACACCTTGAGTGTGGCCGAGATGCCCGCCCACAACCACAGCGGCAGCATCACAGCGACCGGAAATCACACGCACACCGTATCCAGCCTTGGGGGTACAAGTCAAGGTGTCTATTATGCAGGTTCATCAAAAGGTTGGCCGGAGACCGAAACAAAAACAACAAGCAGTGCCGGAGCGCATACCCACTCGGTTACGATCGGGAGCAGCGGAAACGGCCAAGCATTCAGCATTCTGAACCCGTATGTTGGCAAATACGTTTGGAGGAGGGTCAGCTGATGGCAATCGGAATGGTAAAAGGTCTGAACGTGGCTGCCGATGCCCCTCCCGTTGGCTTTGTCTGGAAGAGCGCGAGCCCCATCAGCCCGGCTGCAATCTTTGCCGGAACTACATGGTCCCAGCTCAAGGACCGGGCGATCATCGCCGCGGGCGGGGGCTATGCAAACGGGTCTACCGGCGGTCGGGCAAGCGTCACACTTACAACCAAAGAAATGCCCTCGCACAATCACAGCGGCAGTACCTCTTCCGCCGGTGCTCATACACATACCGCCAAAGTCTGTATAGCGAGTAGCACTGATGGTACCATGGCATTTGGCTATATTTATATCGGCAATGCCACGCACACGACATCCAGCGCCGGTGCACACAGCCATAGCGTGAGCATTAGAAATACCGGAAACGGGAAAGCATTCAGCATTTTGAATCCTTACATTGTACGTTATATGTGGGAACGGATCGGATAGGAGGAAGCTTAAATGACCGGAGCAGTTACCGGAATCGCAGATCCCGGCTGGGTCCCGCCTGTTGATTTTGTGATGGAAATGGCGGATTCCACAAGCCCTGCCGCCATCTATGCACATACGATCTGGACTCAGCTGAAAGACTGTATTGTTTTCGCCGCCGGAGATACTTTTGCCGCGGGAAGCAGCGGCGGGCGTGCCAAAGTTACCTTAACCACAAACGAACTGCCTACGCATAACCACAGCGGAAGTACCAGCCAGAGTGGAGCGCATACCCATACGATTGCAAGTTCTAACAGCAGCGGATACAATTTCAACAGCGGCACCACTTATAGGGCGGGTAGTACCACCGTGACTACGTCCAGCGCTGGAAGCCATGGGCACACCCTGACCATTGGCAGCACCGGCAGTGGGCAAGCGTTTAGCATTTTGAACCCGTATCAGGCGGTGAACATCTGGCAGCGCGTAGGCTGAGAAAGGAACATCTATGAAAATTATTGACGAAACCGGTGTGGAGTTGACCGAAGCACCCGATCTGAGCCTTGGGCGGCTCATCGACGACGTGGAGATCGTCCACCACGAGGCCATTGCCGGGGTCAAGCAGGTCAGCCATTTCGTCCCCATTGAACACCTCGCCAATGGCAGCACCATTGTGGAGGAAGTGATCGACGTGCCCGGTGTAGACCCGCAGCCCGCATGGGAAGAGACGGTCCCCATCCAGCGGTACATCCGCTACACCGAAGACGAGCTGGCAGAGCGGAGAGCCAAGGAAGAGCACGAGGCAAAAATGGAGCAGATGCCCGAAACACTGGCCGCCCTGAAAAACGAAAACGAAATGCTGAAGCAGTGCTTGCTGGAAATGAGCGAGACTGTCTATGCGTAAAATCACACAAAAAATCGAAAGGATGGTATTTATGATGGCTATGTTATGGGCACAGGAAATTATGTCTGCTGAGACCGTGGAGGAGGCCAAGGCTCTGTATGGGCGCTGCCCCCGCTTGCTGAAGGAGAAGGTCAAGGCGATTCTTATCAAGAGCGGCTTTGAGGAAATCACGCAGTAAGGAGGACGATATGGCTGAAATCATGGACGTCTCCCGCTGGCAGGGCCGCATCGACTGGGACGCGGTGAAGCGCAGCGGAAAAATCGACGGCGTGATGCTTAAAGCCGTGTCCACAAACCGCAAGTTGAGCAAGCGAAAGGATGGGTTGTACATTGACCCGACCTTTGAGCGCAACTACTCCGAATGCAAGCGCGTTGGTCTGCCGGTTGGCGTATACTACTACACCTACGCCACCGATAAAGAGATGGCAGACGCAGAGCTTGCCTTGCTCAAGACTGCCTTGACCGGAAAGACCTTTGAGTTGCCCATCAGCGTGGACGTGGAGGACAACAAAATCAAAAAGCTGTCCACGCAAGCGCTGACCGACCTTGCCGCCTATGCTCTTGCTACGGTGGAGCGCTGGGGCTTTTATGCCCTGCTGTATGTCGGGCTAAATTTTGCGCAGACGGAGTTGTACATGGGTGGCGCGGCGCTGCGCAAGTACGATGTATGGCTGGCAAGATATCCCAGAGACAAGAGCAAGACCAAACCGGAGGACAAGCCCAAAACAGACTTTTCCTTTGGGATGTGGCAGTACACCAGCACCGCCAGCGTGCCGGGCGTGAGCGGCTCGGTAGACCTGAGCCATGCGTATAAGGACTACGCCGCCATTATTGCGAAAAAGGGGCTTGACCGGCTCCGGGAGGGCGCATGAGCGAAAAAGAAGCTTTACTGTGGGTTCTGGGCGTTCTTGGCAGCCTGTGCGCCGCTGCCATCACGATCGACAAGGTGCTGGACATCATCCATAAGTACATCAAAAAGGCAAAAGCCCCTGACGATGCGCAGAACAAGCGAATGGATACGCTCGAAAAAAGACTTGGCGTGCTGGAACAGGGACAGCTTCAGCACGCACAGGCCCTTGCAAGAGACCTGCGCCGCTTTGACGGCCTCGATGAAGAAATGCGTCTCGTACTCGTTGGCGTACAAAATCTTTTGGATTCACAGCTGTCCGGCAACAATCGCGAAGGTATGCAAAAAAGCAAATCCGATATTAACAACTACCTACTGAAAGGAGTAACAAATCATGGAAGCAATCCTTAATACCATTCTCGCCCCGCTGCCCGCATGGCTGGCGCTGGTGCTCATCGTTGTGGGCGCTGTGTCGCTTGTGCTGGGGCTTATCCGTCTGGGCTACGGCGCAGCGGTCAAGACGCTGGTGCTTGACCTCATTGCAAGGGCGGAGCACGAGATTCAGGGCACCAAGCGCGGCGCAGAGCGCAAGGCATGGTGCGTCAAGATGCTGCGTCACTATCTGGACAACAGCCGGTGGGGCAAGCTGGTCTCGTGGGCAATCACGGAAGAGACCATGAGCAAGGTCATCCAGTTTTTCTTTGACCGGGCACGGGCGGCGCTGCAAAAGCAGTAAGGAGGATATCATGGCAAGCACTACATGCGAGCATTTTGTTGACACCAACAAAATGTACGCCGTACAAGAGCAATTTCGTGACATCACGAAAATGGTGACAAAACGTCACCGGTTCGCCAGCATTGGCAATATGGTGCGCAACGCGGGACAACTGCCGCAGCCTTTCTGGCTCGGTGCTACCTGTGGCGGCGGCTCGCGTAGTGCTGCCCACTGCGCTGCAAGGACTTGACCGACAGCAGATGACCGCCGCCATCAAAAGCGCACCGCTTGGGAGGGTAGACCGTAAGATAGCCTTACTGCGGTACGTTGAGCGGCTCCCGCTGCCGGACATTGCAGCACAGACACATTACAGCCGGACGGCGGTAGGCTACCGGCTGAAAGGCATTGAAAAAATGCTGAATGTTTGATATCATAATCTTAATTGGGTGCGATTTCTCACGAAACGCATTGAAGCGGCAGGCTTTCGGGTCTGCCGCTTTTCTTTTTGTGCGGGGTTTGGTATAATTATCTCAACGAATCCTCCCGGCCTCTCGAAGAAGCGCAAGAGGGTGGATATTTGAAAGGCTACGGCCTTTGCAGAGAGCGGCATTGCCTGTGGGCAGCTCCGCTCTTGATTTTTGCCTTATTTGCACTGGTTTTGTCGAAACTCTTGTCTTGCAAGTCAAAACGTGATATTTTATTCTTGCTTCCAAAGTGAATCCCTTAACAGTTAAGCGCTCATGCGGATTTTTCCGTGTGGGCGCTTTTCTTTTTTGTCCTTTGTTATACCTTCATTGTCCTTCGCTTTTTGCTGATGCGGTACACTGGATGCACAAGGAGGGATGTATTATGAGCTATTATCCGGCACCCGGAGCACCCTACGTTCCGCAGCAGCCTGTCAATCCTTACAGTGGCATGGGCGCAGTTGGGCTTGCCACTCCCCTACCGAGCACGCAGATGCAACAGGCGCAACCGCAGCGTCCGCAGCCGATGAATGGGCAACAGCCTGTTCAGCAGTCGGCACAAGATGGCGGTTGGCTGCTCGGCAGACCCGTTTCCAGCAGGGAGGAATTTCTGGCGATACCGTCTGATCTATACGGAAGATGGACGTATTGCCCAGATTTGCGTAGTGGGGTCATCTACTGCAAACGTCTGAATCCAAACACTTGCGAATCTGACGTGTTAGAGTTTTACAGCCCGGAAGCGTGGAGGCAGATGCAAGCACAACAGGCACAGCAGACCGCCGCACCGACACAGCAGTATGTGCCTATTGAGCAGTACGACACCCTTGTCCACCGACTGGATGAACTGGAAAAATGGCAGAAAAGCTTTTCTAAGCCAGCTGCCACAGCGAAGAAAGGAGAATAAGCGATGCCCTCTCCGTTTGATATGATTACTCACAGCCCTATCATGCAGCTTGCAAATCTAGCTCGCGCCGGGCAGAACCCGATGGGTCTTATCCAGCAGCTGGGTGGGCAGAGCGCCCCCATCATGCAGGGGCTGAGCTTGATTCAGGGCAAAAACGAAGCGCAACTCAGGACGATGGCACAGAACCTCGCTAAAGAGCGTGGAATTGACTTGAACCAGCTGGCAAGCGCCCTGAACCTGACGCTGCCCCGATAACGCATCCCTCTAAGCGAAACGCTTCTCAGTTTTGCGGACTTGACAAAAACCGCTTTTGTTTGGCTTCGCCCATCGCATACGGCGGTGGGATAGCATAACGCAAAACTGAAAGGAGTTTTGTTATGGACGATTTTGCAACTGGCTATCTGGCTGGGCAGGACGGCGGCAATAACAACGGCGGATTCTTCGGCAACGAGGGTCTTTGGGCTGTTATTATCCTCGCCATCATCTTCGGCTGGGGTACAAACGGCTATGGCCGGAACGGCGGTGACAACGGCATGAACGCCTACATCCCCTATCTGGTCGGCACTGGCGCAACCGGGCAGGGCGGTAACGACACCCGCGCGGCTCTGTCTGAGGGCTTCTACCAGCAGGATACCTCCCGCTCTCTGGCGGGCATCCAGAGCGGTATCTGCTCTCTGGGCTATGACCAGCTGGCGCAGATGAACGGCGTCAACACCAACATCGCGAACGGCTTTGCAGGAGTGAACAGTGCCATCTGTCAGCTTGGCTACCAGAACGCACAGCTCGTGAACGGTCTGGAACGCAGCGTGTCCAACGGTGACAACGCCATTAGCCTTGCTATCATGCAGGAGGGCAACGCACGGCAGGCTGGTCAGACTGCTCTTGCCACGCAGCTTGCATCTTGCTGCTGCGAGAACAAACAGCTGATCGGCGACCTGAAGTACACCATCGCAACGGAGGACTGCGCTACCCGTCAGGCTATCGCAGACAACGCCCGCGCCATCGTGGACAACTGCAACGCCAACTTCCGCAGCATGATGGACTACTTCACGCAGGACAAGATTGCAACTCTGACCGCTGAGAACCAGAACCTGAAGTTCGCCGCTTCTCAGGATCGGCAGAATGCGCTTCTGACCACCGTGATGTCCCAGCAGACCGATACCATCCTGAACCGGGTCAATCCTCGTCCGATTCCCGCTTATCAGGTGGCAAATCCCAACGTGGGCGTGAACTGCTGCGGCTGCTACTAACCAACACACTCCCCGATAACACCGGGTGAACTATCGGGGCAGGGGTAAGACACCTCTGCCCCTGATTTTTTAGGAGGAAAACACTATGGCTTGCAAAACAAGCTGCAAACTCTGCCCGCATCTGGTCTTGAGCCAGTCTGTCACGTTTGCCAACGATACGCTGACCATTAACATCCCTGCTGGCGCATACCAGAACGGAGAGAAGTATTGCATCGTGGTTGCCCAGAGCATCCCGGACACGACCACCATCAACGCCCCTGTGGTCATTACCATCGGTGCAGGTACGACCGCATACCCTCTGACCGACTGCAACTGCGCTCAGGCAACCGCTGAGAGCATCCACACTCGCACTCGTTATGCTACTCGTGTGGCAACGTCTGCGACCGGCACCGGAACGTTCAAATATCTGGGCTGCTTCTGCTGCTCTCACGCCGGTGCGCCTGCGTCTATTTCTTGAGGAGGTGTAGATTATGGGCAAGAACAATTTTCGCCGCATGATGATGCTCCGTGACCACGATAAAGACCGTGAGCCGGAACGTAACCGCCTTGAGGAAGAGCGTGACCGCAGGGAGCGTGAGATTGAACGCCGTCTGCGCAAGCTGGAAGGTGGCAACGACCGCTATCCCTACTATCCGCAGGAGGAAAACCGTTACACCGACCCCTACCCTATCCCCCGCTACCCTGACGTAGAGTATGGGCGCAAGATGCCGCAAATCGGCTTCTCGCAGAACGGCGACTGGGATAAACGGTCTGGCCAGTACGAACATGGCAGTGCAGACAGCCGCTCCATCAAGATGCCACGCCAGCACCTCACCCACGATGAAGCAGAGGAATGGTGTGATAGCATGGTCAACGCTGACGGTACGAAGGGCTGTCACTGGACGCTGGAACAGACACAGGATGTTGCGAAACAGCGCAATATCACCTGTGACCCGAACGATTTCTGGGCTGTCATGAACATGATGTACTCGGATTACTGTCAGGTCGCAAAGCGTCAGTCCGTTGACACTCCGGGCTTCTACGCTGACATGGCAAAGGCGTTCCTTGAGGACGCAGATGCCGCAGATGGCAAGGCATATCTCTACTGGGATTGCATTGCTGATAAGTAAAACAGAACCCCTGTGTAGCCGTTAAAAACTACACAGGGGGATTTTTTTATACGTTATATCCAAACGCTTTCATTATTTTTTCTTGCAGTTGTTTTGCTTTTTCTTTTGCTTCAGCTTCTCTTTCTTCTGGCGTTTGATTGTCCAATGGGAATCTTGGCCTTTTGGGAAGTTGTGCCGGTTTTGGCAAATTCGCCCAGTGTGTTACAATATCGTGTTCTGGTATTATTTTCCCTTCTTCCGTATACACGCTGTCGAACCATCCCTTCCTAATAAAATATGCGGCATTTACGTAGCTTTTCCCTGTATGCCAATTTTCAACGGAAATAAGATATTTTTCGCAAGTTTGTTCTGGTGGGAATCCTTCTTTCTTGATAGAGTGCCAAATTATACATCCAGTTTCAACATAATTGACATTTGTGACATCCGACCGTTCTTTAGCCCATTCTTCATACGCCAATGAATCTGTTTCGCTAGAATGTTCTACTTTCATCATATTCTTCCTTTCTCCCCTGTGCGGTCGTTGCGGCTACACAGGGGTTTATTTTTATTTCCAAAGTGTTGATTTTGACCTCATGTCAAACAAATCTTGCGGAGTGATTACAAGGCTCTTGTCGAGTTCTACCACACTGACAATGGAAAACTTGCCGGGAACTTCTCGCTCAATTCTTGCTTTTGCTTTCTCTTTGCTGTTCGCAAACAAGACGAACGGTGCTTGGAAGTGCCTGCACTTTTCGTAATCATCGTACTGGATTTTGACCCAATAAAAATTTTCCATATATCGCTCCTTTGCCATCTCAATATTTTACAGGCGGTTCAGGTAACGGCATCCAGTATGTAATATTGTGAGGTTTTCCGTTTTTATCTCGCCATTCACCAAAGTCTTGCTCATATCCAACAATGTCAACATCAAATTCGTCTGGGCTAAATCCAATAACATACGGATTGTATTCGTCTGGCATCTCGTTTTTCACGTTTATCCACTGCCCAATTTTAGGGGCGTTTGAAATGTCATACGAACAGTATCCAATACATTGAGCTACCCCTAACTCATCCACGAGGTTCCTGTTTCCAATCTTCGTGACGCAAACATCGTGAACCCTCTGCCACCCACTCTTGTAATCGGAATATTCGACTTGTGAAATTACGATATTTTCTGGGTTCAATTCTTTTCTCCCACAGGTTAAGTTCCATTCATTTGCAATTCTCTGCTTCATTTCGTATTCATTGGCAAACACTCTTGTTTCCTTTAGAGCGTTTTTCAAAGAACCACGATGAGGTCTATAAGCAATCATACGTCAATCCTCCAAGAAATCCTCCAACTCAATCTTCCCCTCTGCCGCTGCAACTGCCAGAGCGTAAACAAACTGCCCGATCGTCATTCCGTGCCGTCTGGCTTCACGGTTGATGTACTTGCGCTCCTCCTCGCTCATAAGGATGGTAATGCGCTTTGAACGCTTGCCATCGCCACTTGCAACGCCCTGATGCGATTCCGGCATCGGGATTTTTTTCTTTGTCAGACCAGCTTCAGCTAGTGCGCCGGAAACATCGCCTTGTTCGATAAGACGTTGAACTTCCTTCGCCTGTTTCAGCTTCTTTGGCTTACTTTCGCTTACTACGGCTTTGTTCGACTGCGTTTCGCCGTCTTTGGCTTGCTTCGGCTTAATATCGCTTAATTGTGCTTCATTAGGCTGTGTATAGCTGTCTGCGGCTTCACTTGGCTTAATTGGTGCTTGTTCGGCTTCGTTCGGCTTTGCTTGGCTTACTTCTTCTTCCTTTGGCTCACTTCGGCTTAATGTCTGCCCCGAAGAAATAGGCTGGAAATCAAACCCGCCAAGCAGACCTGAGGATTTTTTGCTGGTTGACTTCATTCATCTTCCTCCCAATCTTCATCAAGGTCAGGAACGGTCGGCAACGGCATCCAGTGAGTTATATTATGCGGCTTTCCGCTTTTGTCCCGCCATTCCTTAAAATCTTCTTCATAGCCTACAATTTCTACATCGTATTCGTCTTTGCTAAACCCGATAACATATGGGTTTAATTCATCTGGCATTTCATCTTCTGATTTCGCCCATTGATTATTTGCAAGCTCTTTCTGCCACTTTTTGCAATACTTTTCAGCTAGATACCACTGAGAATGAAACGCCATTTCTTTCTCTTTATCGGAAAGGTCATTAAATGAAAAACCAAAATTGATAACGTAGACTTGCTCCGTGTCATCAACACAAGTTGCATTCAAAAGATGTGGGTATAAATCGCTCATTTTTCTTCCCCCTCTACAATCATCTGCGCCAACGCCTTGAAATCCTCTGCGCCAGTGCATTTTGCCGTATTTCCAATAAACAGACCATGACGTTCTGATTGCGCCTTTCTAATCCCCATTGACATTCGGATTTTTGTGTCAAGCACTTTGGTTCCCATAAGGTTTGCGGCTTCTGGTAGTGCTTCGATTGCTTCTTTTGAAAGGATTTCCCGACCCCCAAACTTATTCAGCAGCAACCCTTCGATTTTCAGATTTTGATTAAAGTATCTCCTAACATCATTGATTGTCTGCGAAAGCTGGCTTAAACCAGCCACAGCGTAGCGGTCAGGGGTCATTGGAACAATGACGCTGTTCGATGCGATCAGCGCATTTACAAGCATCAAACCCAACTGCGGGGGAGTGTCCAGCACAATATAATCGTACTGCCCAGATACGCTTTCAAGGGCTTCTCTCAACCGGAAGTTCTTTCCCATGTCCCTGACAAGCTGCTCGTCAATGTCCTTCAATGCGCTGTCGGACGGCAGAATGTCACCAGCTTCACAGTTCTGGATTCCTTCCTCTACCGTGCCTTGCCGGGTCATTACATCAAACAGGGTGCATACATCCTCTGTCTGTGCTCCGTAGGTGTCCGTTGCGTTGCACTGGGCATCGCAGTCCACCAGTAAAACTTTCTTGCCAAGCAACTGCAACGCACCAGCCAGACAGGTGCTTGTGGTAGTCTTTCCTGTGCCGCCCTTCTGGTTAGCGACAGCTATGATTTTTGCCATTTTATCACTCTTTCTTTTTAGTAGAACGGATATGCTGCTTTTATCTCGTCTCCGACCCACAACACGGGCGTGACGTGCCATGCAACTACAGTTCCTTTGATTTCATTACTATCGGAATCAAACCATTTGCCGCTGATTGTATCGTACTCACCGGCTATGATTTTTTCTCCTGTTTTCTCATCTTCGATGCGAAGTAAAAGCCCACGCGGCCATCCTTCTAGGCTTTTATCCGGCATAACATCTTTAGTCATGTACCACTTGTCCTTGTCATAGCCTTTCGGAAACATTGGAACCATACTCTTTCTCCTTTCTGCATCATCTGCTCAATGTGCTACATCTGACTACTTCAAGAAGCTATCATCAAATGTAGCATAATCGTCAAGGTCTGCTTCTTTCAAAATTGAGTACATATAAGCGCCGGGGTCTTTTTCAATCTTATCAAGCCGTTCACTGACAAGAATCCTGTATGCGTTCTCAACGATGTTTACAACAGCTTCCTTTTTCTTGTTAGGCTTGATGTTCGGATACTTCTCCGGCAATCTCTTTGCCACCAGCTTTGCAGTCAAGATACACTGGCTTTTAGACATCTCCGGCGCAATAGATGCCCAATCCACATCCTCGTATGCGCCGCTGCGGGGCTTTCTGGCAGGTCGTTGGCTCTTTGGAACATCTTTTAGCTCTACGCTTTCAACCTCGTTAGCTTCCACGTCTATGACTGGCTCATTAGACTTGAAAGCTATATTGAACTTCACAGCAACCGCATTGCGACCTCTCATGACCTTGTCATATTCAACGCACAGGTCTGATACTTCGTTTATTTCAGCTACCGCAATATCAATGACACGCCGCCTAAGATGCTTGAACTCTTGATAGCTAGGTTCTCTTGCACCAAGCTGTTCCCTTAATCTATCCAACGTAATTTCGGGCTGGCTCACGCCACGTCCGATGAACTCTCGGAGAATTGAATACAGCAAAATGCTATACTGCGATTTCATATTCGCTGTGTAGCGCAAGCGATACTTGACATATCCACGCTCCGCAATGTCGAAGAAAACAGGTTGCAGAAGCGGATTGCAACACAATGACACAGTAATATTCATTAAACTAGGTTCAAAGTTTACAGTTGCTCTACTGAACAGGGGATACAGGTCAAACGAGCCTGAACCGTCACCTCTAGGAACTTCAACAGAGTTGTCGATGAAATGCTTGACCTGTGCTTTCAAATTCCTAGAGTTGATTTTCAACCCCAAAAACTCGCAATACTCTTGTAACGTAAACTGAACCGTTGAAGTTTCAGGGTCTCTCGGATTGATGCGGCTAAGATACACTTCAAGTAACCGTAGTTCTCCTGCTGTATAATCAGTGAACTTTGCCCAAACAAGCTGTCTGCTTTTTTCAACCAAGTTCCCGCCTTTAATATCAGACAATCTTATCACGCCTCCTCTCGTATAAGAGTATATCACAGATAGGTGTACAAATCAATAGCAAGTGTACACCTATTTCCACTTCTTGTACACCTAACTGTCCACATTTCGTACACCTATTTCCACAATCTGTACACCTATATCCATTTTTTGTACACCTCTTTACATTATATAAAACAAGACTATTAACAAGATTATAAAATAACTTCTACTAATAGCAGAAGAAGAAAATTTTCCACAAAATCTTTTCTTTCTCTCTTAAAAAGTGGAAAACACAAAGCAAATATCGCCAAATAAACAGATGTTTAACATCCGAAAGGTTGAAACGCTTAACGGTTAGGTTTGCCTAACGTGTACGAAAAGTGGATGAAAAACTTTTAAGCCAATGCTATGGGGGACGGATTGACAAGCCGACCAATCACAGGCAATAGATTGACGATAATTCGTTATTTATTCCGCGCGAATGTTGTCGATTTACAGCTTATGGGGGACGGATTGACAAGGTAAATTTGCCCGATAGGTGTACAAAAAGTGGATGAACGTGGACAAAATGTTCTTCAAAAACTTCGATAATTCGACAATCAGCCAGTTATATTATTGGGATTCACAGTATAGGAATCGTTGGACTTCATAGCAGCTTCCGTTCCAGCGTCCTGCGCCTGATAAAGAATCTCCATCTTTGGGGCGGTTCCGTTCGGGTCTGGGTCTGTTCTGGTAGCCTGTGCCATCTCATAGCTACCAGACACCATCCGGCAGACAGCGACCCTGTCCTTCAGCGGTGTGTGGAGGTTTGCCAAAATCTCTGTCAGCACGCCGATATGGTCTGAGCCGTGATCTCCGTATCGGATGTACAGCAAGGCATCTATCTCATAGGAGGAGCACTCCATCATAGCATCTATGAGAATCCGCCGTTTCTCCAGATCGGAAAGGTCGTACTCAAGGTGTTCAAGTAGCCCCGGATGAATACAAGCATCCATGTATCGAGCCACCGATACGCCGCAGCAGGTGAACCAGCGCATAGCCATCGGAAGGGAAATGGCTGCCAGACCTTGCTCCCAATTTGCTATCGTTCCACGATTCACGCCCATTTTTGCCGCTAACTTCTGCTGGCTCAAGCCGGAACGCATTCGAGCTATCTCCAATGCTTTGGCTGTTCTTACTAAATATTCATCCATAAATTCTCACCCTTTCAACAAAATCCGGCAAAACTGCCGGGTTCGACAAGCCAAAAAATGGAAAAAGCTGCTATGGAGAACCAACAGCAGCCTATGATATAACTGTATTGTCAAAAAATTCCAAAGAGGAGTGGAACAAAAATGAAAGAAACTGTAATCTGGAACCATGAACGTATGCCGATCATCGACGGAATGCCTGCCAGTGTTCCCGATGGGAAGCCGCACACACCTGAACCGTGGGAGGAAAGCTAATGAACCGAACCGTAGATGCTCTGATTATCCCATACGCTCGCAGACGGACGCTGGAGCTTGTCCTGAGCCTTTCTGGGTACGAAGCTGATAAAGATGCTTACCTCGAAGCAAAAGGCATCCTTGAACGCGCCGTAGCCGCATTAGACGATGGGCGAGACCCGGCAGATAACATCGAACGCATTGACGGACAGCTCGTAGAGCTGTGATTGGAGGAAAGATGGATAGGCGCTGTCCCTTTTGACTTGAACACTCGTGGCTTCCCTGATGTGAAGTAATGGATGTGAAGAAAACGTTCGATTTTTACAAAGTTGTTCAAAAGACATTGACTTGACAACTAGAAGATGTATAATCGTATCAAATGAACATCTGCACTTACCGATCGGGAGGATATGCCACAATGAGTGAACAGGAAAGAGCCAAGATTGACCGATTTATTGCATGGCTGCTGGAACATCCTGAGAAGATTCCGGCAGCTAAAGAAATAATAACTAACGCATGACAAAACCCCTTGCGCATAAGGCTACCAAAAGCCCGGCGCAAGGGGTTTTATTTGTACCGGGTCAATCCTTACAGACTTTCATCAGTTTTAAGAACCGGCTAGAATCGGAATTTACAGTTTCGCTTCCGTGATGCCCATCTTCATACGTCACATAAAACGTGACGCTGGTTTTAGATTTTGCGGATGCTGCACCGTAAACAGCACCGGGCAAACCGGCAATTGAACCGCCAACAGCGGAACGGAGTGCGGCGCTTCCGGCCTTCTTGCTTTCACCAGAGCCTACAATCTTTGCGGATACAGGTGTTTCGTACATTTTTGTTTTGAGCTTTTCTCTTTCAAGAAACATATCGTATCCGCGTTTACCTTTTATCAACATCATAGCCCCAATGGCTGCAACGATTAAAAAGGCGGTTGAAGAATACACAAGGAAAATAAATGAAGCAACCAAGAAAAGCGCACCGAAGGCAAATGAAAACCTATCACCCATGTGAGAACTTTTGTCGTTCAGCAGCTCTTCTTTGCTAAAATTCTTTTTGCCCACGTCATCACCTCACATAGTTCTGATAAGCTTCATCAAAGCTTCACGCTTTTCTTTCGGCATCTCTACTAGCTTCTGCTCAATCCATTTGATATCCGCGTCAACTTCGCTTTGCGGCTGCTGGGGCGGGTTTTCTTTATGTTCGCCAGAAACCAAAGCATCTACGCTTGTTCCAAAATAAGAAGCTATCTTATCGAGCGTTTCATATTTCAAGGTTTGCTTTCTACCGTTTTTCAAATCGGTCAAAGACCCACGGCTTGCACCCGATTCCTTGCACATTGTGGTCACATTTACTCCACGCTGCTTGCAGAGTTTTTCAATATTTTCGTACAAGTTTGCCATAATTCCAGTCCTCGCATTGTAAGGTTTGCTGAAATTACGCGAACGCTTAAAAAAGCCTTGCATTTTACGCGAAAGCGTATTATACTAAGACCGTACCGCGAAGGCGTAATGAATGATTTCTAGCAACTTCATTATATTACACTTATGCGTAAAAATCAATAGCCGGAGGTGAAATAATGGCTGAAAAAAAACCTCTGTGTGACTTTGGCAAACAAATCGAGATTGCTCTTATCCAAAAAGACAAGACCAATGACTGGTTGATTGAAAAAGTCAAGGAGGACACCGGACGATATTTTGACCGTTCTTACCTTTTCAAGGTTAAGACAGGGAAGCTGGAAACGCCCGGCATCAAGAAAAGCATCTGCCGGATTTTGAATATTCAGGATTCGGGAGTGTAAGAAGGGAGAGAAAAAATGGCAAACATTCAAGTTTTTGAATATCAGAACAGCAAAGTTCGCACGGTTGATATGGACGGGGAAGCGTGGTTCGTTCTGAAAGATGTGTGTGCTGTGCTTGGTATTAGCAATAACCGCATGGCTGCTGACCGATTAGATGATGACGAAAAGGGTGTCAGTCTGATTGACACCCTTGGCGGCAAACAGGAAATGGTAATCGTCAACGAAAGCGGCCTGTACCATGTCATTCTTCGCAGCGACAAACCGGAAGCGGCTCCGTTCCGTAGATGGGTCACAAACGATGTGCTTCCTACCATTCGCAAGACTGGAAGCTACAACGCACCGCAGCTTACCCGCTCGCAACTTCTCGCAACTGCACTGATCGCAGCGCATGAGGAGCTGGAAGAGAAAGACAAGCAGATTGAGACCATGAAGCCGAAAGCACTTTTTGCTGACGCAGTAAGCGCAAGCAGCCAGAGCATTCTTGTTGGTGAAATGGCAAAGCTGCTGTCACAGAACGGCATCCAGATGGGGCAGAACCGCTTGTTCTCATGGATGCGTGAAAACGGATACCTGATTAAGGACAGAAAGCGGACGGACTACAATATGCCGACCCAGAAGTCTATGGAACTTCGCTTGTTTGAAATCAAGGAAACGTCCATTGCACATTCCGACGGGCACACTTCTATCAATAAGACCCCGAAGGTGACGGGTATCGGTCAGGTCTATTTCGTTAATCTCTTCTTAAAGACGGAGAAGAGCAGAAAAGCGGAGGACTGAACATGGAGCAGATTATCACCTTAAAGGTAGACCTTGAACACCCGAACGAAGCGCACCACGCCATTGACGAGGCAACAAAGGCTTACGAGGAAAGCAAAAAGCGCTGGGATGCCTTTGAAATCGACAAAGCCAAAAGCATAGCACGAGACATTTTGTGCGGCCTGTGCGATGAAGGCTACAATATGATATGGACGGTCGCGGATGGTGCTGTTGGACTATCGATTTGGGCAGATTTTAAGGAGCTCTGCGTTGGTCAGTGCTATATGACCGAAGAGGGTTTGCGTGATATCTGGGTCGAAAAACTAGTTGCGCTGTGCATTGCCACAGGTCAGCAAGTCCCGAAATTCATCATCAAAAAGGCTGGTGAATGTTGGTGACGTATTTTTACAAAGCACCGAGCCGGAAGCGCAGGTTGAAGCTTGCGATGGCGGAGGGCGTGTCCCGGAACGAAGCCAACAAGGTGCTGTGGATGGAAAAGATGCTGAACCAGTGCTTTGAACGGCATAATCGGGAAGCCAGAGAGAAAGACGGTGAACGTGATGAATAAATTCTGCGTCCGCTGTAAAGCGCTTCTTGAATCTCCGAACGCAAACCAGAAGTATTGTGCCGTATGTGCACATAACGTCCAGCTTGAACAGCAAGCGAAATGGAGACGTCGGAAGGGCAAAGCCGAACGAGTGATAAGTCTCTGTGCGTGGTGCGGTAAGACGATGGTAAAGAAAACACCGGATCAGAAGTATCACAAAGATTGTGCCAGAAAGGCCGAAAGGTCATGTGCACCGGCTAGATATCAATTCAAGCTGCCAGAAAGGCAAAGACCGGCTCCGCCTAGATACAGCATCAAGCAAATAAACGACAAGGCAAAGTCTCTCGGAATGAACTATGGGCATTACAGTATGTTGCTTAGTCAGGGGAAGGTGGAGCCGCCCGATGAACGGTAAATATTACGGTCAGCGGGAAATCCGCTGGAACAGCCGGGAGAAAGAGCGGCTGGAACACATTCGAAGAAAGGATAAAGATGAAAGCACTCGTGGAAATCGTCCTGATTTGGGGCATTGTCTTAGCGTTGATTCTCGTAGCGTTTCTGCTGAACTTCTGGCTGGTGCATCACATCGAGCTTTTGGTCGGAGCTAAGGCGACATGGTACATCATTGGTGCTGGCGCTCTGATGGCAACCGTCTGGATTTTCGGTGTTGGTAAAAAGGCATGACGCTGGAAGATACAATGAGGGTCAGGTACTTTAACATCAACGACCTTAGCCGTAGATCGGGAGTATCAAGGCCGACGATTTACAGCATCTTGGGCAAGCGAAAGAAGCAGAAAAGTTCCGTTCGGGTCGATACGCTTCTAAAAATCGCAAAGGCGTTGAATGCAAAAATAGTCATCAACGAGAAAAAGACGAACGGATTCGACATTATTTTGAAAGAGGTGAAGAGAGATGAAAACAGTTAAAGGCACGGTGCTGTGCTGTATGAGCATTTCGCTTGCTATCGTAGCTCTTGGGTGCGGGAACGCCATTGAGAACGCGACGGACGGATGGGAGATGCTTGGATACACGTTCCTTGCTCTGGCTGTATTTCTTGTGGCTCTGATTTTGGCCGCAATTGGCGTAAGCGCCGAAAACGAGTACATGGAGCAAGAGAACCGGAAAATCAAGCGCATCCCGCATCACACAAACGAGTGGAGGGATGCCAAGTGAAGTGCCCGACGTGCGGAAGCGAGAAAATTAAAATCTATCGCAGCACATCATGCGAAGACAACATCATCCGACGGAGACTGTGCGAAAACTGCGGTCATGCGTGGAATACAGTCGAAATCGATTTAGACCAGTGGGAGTCCGTAACGAGGAGCTTCAGCAAGATGAAATATGTCATATCTCAGTTGGAAGCCCTTGTGGAAGAGATGAAGGCAAAAATCCTGAAACTTGGAGGTACGGTATGAACGAGATGTACGATTGCTCTGGTTGTTTTGACAGGTTCGGTGGCGTGGTTGAGCCGCCCGATGACTACTACTTCGCACCCAGAGCAGACGAAGAACCTGAATGGCAGCGGCCAGACGAAGCGGATTCCGTGTGCTGGGGAGATTGATTTTTGTGCAGCATTATTAAGCCAAAGTAAGAACAATGAAGCCTAATGAAGCCAAAGAAAGGAAAGAAAATGGCAGTATTAGTAATGGTCTACGGTCATTCCGGAAGCGGCAAGTCCGCTTCGCTTCGGAACTTTGACCCGGAACAGGTGGCGGTCATCAACGTGCTTGGCAAGCCGCTGCCGTTCCGTAGCAACATGAAAACCTATATTACAAACGACTACGGTAAGATTGATGCCGCAATCCACAGTACCAAGCGTAAGTCAATCGTCATTGACGATGCCACCTATCTTATGACCGGCGAGTTCATGCGGAACGCAAAAGTTGCCGGATACCAGAAGTTCACCGACATGGCAGCTAATTTCAACGCTCTGCTGATGCGAGCAAAGGAACTACCGGACGATGTTGTGGTCTACTTTTTCGGTCACAGCGAGCGTGACGGAGACGGCGGCGAGAAGTTCAAGACCATCGGCAAGCTGCTGGACGAGAAGGTCTGCGTGGAAGGGTACTTTACCATCGTTCTGAAAACCGTTGTGCAGGATGGGCGATACCTGTTCAGCACTCGCAATGATGGGATGGACACCGTGAAAACCCCACTTGGGATGTTCAACGATGCGCTGATCGAGAACGACCTCGCTGCCGTAGACAAGACCATCCGTGAGTATTACAACATCCCGGTTCAGAGCAGACAAGAAAGTTGAAAAGACTATGCATATTGACCGTATCGAACTAATTGCAGAGATGTCACGGCAGGGCATTAAGGCGCAGGAGCTTGCATATAGAGCGGGTCTTCCTTGTTCCTTTGTAACAACAGCCCTCCGTAGAGGTAAGATGCCCACTTACGGTTCCGTTTATTTAATCGCTAAAATATTGGGCATTCCTATCGAAGATCTTTTAGAAAACAAAGGAGAGTAACAGATGAAGAACATCAACTGGAATGACGTGCAGGAAGCCACCGAACGCCGTGACCTGCCTGTTGGCGGCTACGTTGCCGGTATCTGCAAGGCGACGGATGAACCCGCAAAGGAGCGTCTGAATATCGAGTGGGAAGTCGCAGAGGGAGAGTTCAAGGGCTACTGGCGTGAGCAGACCGCTTCCCTTGTCGAGCGTGGCAAACTGAATCCGGGCGAATGGGCATGGGGCGGAAAGACCATCAAGAGCTACAAGGAAAAGGCACTGCCGTTCTTCAAGGGCTTTATCACCGCTGTGGAGCAGTCCAATCCCGGCTACAAGTTCAACAACGATGAAAAGACCCTGCGCGGTAAGCTGGTCGGCGTGGTTCTCCGTGAGGAAGAGTACATGGGCAACGATGGCAACGTCAAGACCAAGCTCGTTGTTGACCGCTTTACCAGCGTGGACAAGATTCGTTCCGGCGATTATGAAGTCAGACCGAAGAAAACGCTATCTGGTGGGTCTGGCTCCGGCTACTCGCAGGGTGTGAACGATGACTTTTCCGTGATTGAGGACGACGGTTCGCTCCCTTTTAACTAACGGTTACGCTACCGGAACAAAAGGCGAGAAAGGAACGCTATGTTTTACCGTCCGAAAGTAGTTCGATGCCGCCTGAAAACTGGCGGGAAAAGCATCGAACAAATCAAAGAATCCCACAAGGGGCAAGGGCTGGTTTATCGGGATTTTGAAAGTCTCCAACAGATGTACGATGCTTTTTCTGGATTGATTGTTGAGCTGTCTCTTTGGGAGTACGACAATCACGAAAGCTATCATCTCGAAAGCTGGAAGCCAGAAGATGATAAAAAAGTTATGATGGGCGTTTATTACGCAGAGCAAACACATCCGTTCCCTCGATACAAGAACGATTTTGAAAAATTCAAAGCGGACTGGGAAGCAAAGGAATATGAATGCGAAGGCGCATCTCTTGTTTTTGAGCCAGCAGATGTTGAAGAACTCGAAATCATCTGCGAAGAAGTTCCTTCGTCCTGACCGCCTACCTTATATAAGAGCTGCGCTATCTGGCTGGACGGGCGTTTGGAAAGATGAAAGTTTTAGTTGCCTGTGAGGAATCGCAGGAAGTCTGCAAAGCATTCCGGGCGAAAGGTCACGAAGCCTATTCCTGCGACCTGATTGAGCCGTCCGGCGGGCATCCAGAATGGCATATTCTCGGTGACTGCCTAAAGGCTATTGAGGGGGGGCAGGTCGTGACCATGGACGGAATCGCGCATGATGTGCCCCGCTGGGATATGATTATCGCATTTGTCCCCTGCACAAAGACGAGCAACGCGGGAGCAAGACACCTGTACAAGGGAGGAAAGCTCAATCTTTCCCGGTATTATGAGGGATTGTGCGGAAAGGCGCTTTTTCTTGCCGTGTGGGCGGCAGATTGCGAAAAAGTGGTGATTGAGAATCCTACCCCCAGCAAGATTTTTGATTATCCAAAGCCTACGCAGGCAATCCAGCCCTACGAGTACGGACATCCATACAGCAAGAAAACGCTACTATGGGAGCGCGGTGTGCCGCCGCTGTACCCGACAAACATCGTAGAACCTACCGCGACATGGTGCCCGTCTGGCTCTTACGCACATAAGCATGATAAGCGCAACAAGGGTATGTTTACCACCGACCGCGCTAAAAATCGAGCAAAAACATTTCCGGGCGTGGCAAAAGCTATGGCAGATACTTGGGGGTGATATAAAAAAGTGAGCATGAAAGCTTCTATAAAGTCTGGGGATAAATTTGGCAAGCTTGTTGTTATTAAGCAAAATGGAATACATAAAAAGCCATGTGGAACAACGGAAAGAAAATGGCTTTGCAAATGTGAATGCGGAAATTTTATTACGGTTCTAGGACATAACCTGAAAACTGGTAATACAAAATCTTGTGGTTGCTTACCAAAACAAATGAACAGATTGCCTGACAATAAGGGCGTTATAAACCACATTATTTTGCAATATAAGCGTCATGCAAGAGATAGAGGGATTTCGTGGAATCTTTCTTATGAAGAGGTTAGGAGTATTATCCAGAAGCCTTGCTTTTATTGCGGAGCTGAAAAAAGCGACCATACGGTTACCAAAAACTGCAAGGAAGGATATGACCATAATGGAATAGATCGAGTAGACAGTTCAAAAGGATACTCAGCAGAAAATGTGGTTCCTTGTTGCAAAATATGCAATCGAGGGAAAGCTAACATGAGTAAAGAAGATTTTATTGAATGGGCTTGTAGGATAGCAAAACATTCGCAAGCCATGTCCGAACAATGGGGGTGATAGAATGATTACCTGTTGTCTCAACTGCAAATCACGTTACACAGCTTGCCACGACACTTGCGAGAAGTACAAAGCAGAAAAGAAAGACTTCGAGGAACGCAAGGCATTCGTATATGAGCTGAATCACAGCCAGAGCGTGTACCACCGTGATTATGAGGACAAGCACCGGGAAAAAGGGAAGAAACGGTTTCTCGGAAGTGAATTTAGAGGTGAACGATAAATGGGAGCTTTCATTGCAAGACAACCTAATGGTCTGCTGTGCCGGTTTTCTTCGGTGGTCGATTGCATTACCGATTACAACATGACCGAAGAAGAATACATCGAAATGTGTGCAGAAAAAGCACGAAAAGAAGCACAAGATGTTCTTGACCATTATATTGAGCCGTTTGAAATGGTTGACAGGTGCTTTTTTCCGAACAACATGACAGTGGAAGAACATAAGAGAATTATGAAGGAAATGGAAAAGCCCGCTGACAAAGCAACTCATATTCCGTGAATTTGGAGGTAAACGAGGATGATGATAAGTAGTAACAGGTTACTCGATTATGTTTTCACAAAAGCATCAGAGGGTGACGTACGAGCGAAAATTACTTATGAATATCTCAGACCCTTGTTTGAACAGGGAGAAAAGAAAGAAGCAATCGACCGTAAGCTCGAATACATTGAGCGATGTGAAAGAATCCGCAAAGCCATTGTGGGTGGCGCATCATATAGCAAAGAAGATGAAAAAATGAAGCGAAACTGCGAACGTGGGATTGTTCGAGCAAAAGAACAGCTTACAAAAATGCAAGCCGAGTACGATGCGGAGTATGGCGAATGAACACCGGCAAGCAGTTTGAAGCAGACTTCAAAGCATCCGTCCCATCCGATGCGTGGTGCTACCGTCTGAAAGACAGCGCCGCCACCTACTACGGCGGCAACGAGAATCTATCGTTTTCCATCGACAACATCTGCGATTTCCTTGTGTACCGATACCCGATGAACCACCTATTTGAGCTGAAAACCATCGAAACGCCCTCTATCCCTCTGGAAAAGGTGTTCGGCAAGTACGACAAGGCAAAGTGCAAATACCGAAAGGAAAAGCACATCACTGACATGGTGGAAGCGATGGGGTATGGCGGTCAGACCGCCCATGTGATAGTCAATTACAGGGCGGTCAACCGCACCTTTGCAATCCCAGCCAGCAAGGTTCTGGCGTTCCGTTACAACGAGAGCCGGAAGAGCATCCCTTGGCAGTGGGCAGAGCAAGAGGGGATAGAGGTCAAAGCAAAAAGGCTGCGTGTCCATTGGCGGTATGACGTGGATGGGCTGCTAAAGAGATTGGAGAAAGAACATGAAATGCGATAGATGCGGAGAAGCATTTGAATACTACGACAATTCCCTTTGCGGAAATTCTATCCAAAAGACGCTTGTAAACGAAAGCAAAAATTTGGTTTACCCATCGTTTGAGGGTTACCCGCCGATTTGCCTTTGCCAAGATTGTATGGCAAAGCTGAACGAATGGCTGAAAGGAGAACAGAAGTGAGCAGTCAGATGAATAAATTTGGAAACTGCCCACTGTGCGGAAAACAGGTCAAGCCGACCAACCTCCGCAAAATCGCACGACAGAACCAGTTGTACGGCTTTCGCATGGCTCTGGATGGAATTGCGGCCACATGGGGCGCACTGATTCAGAACCTTCGGTGCGATGCAGACCTGACCGATGAACAGGTGCAGAAAATCATCCGCATTGGTGACAGGTACTGGGAGATGGTCGGCAAGTTCAAAGAAGAGGGCATGACCCCTGACGAGTTTGCAGATTACATCACCGCAAAGTCAGAACAGGTCGAAAAAGAGCTGAGAGAAAGGTGGAGCTGATGGATAAGGAACAGCTTGCTATCGCACGATTGCAGGACGCTGCACGGCTATCTGAGCATCGGTACAAGAAACCGTTAATGGTCACATACTCTGGCGGCAAGGATTCACAGGTGCTTGTGGCTTTGGCTGAACGCGCAGGAATCAACTTCGAGGTGGTCAACAGCCATACCACAGCAGATGCGCCGGAGACGGTTTATTTCATCCGTGAGCAGTTCAAGGCGATGGAAAAGCGTGGAATTAAATGCTCCATCGTCATGCCACGATACAAGGACAAACCCGTGTCCATGTGGACACTGATTCCGCAAAAGCTGATGCCGCCTACAAGACTTGTACGGTATTGCTGTGATGTTCTCAAAGAAAATACTGGCCGCGATAGATTTATCGCTACCGGCGTTCGCTGGGCTGAATCAACAAACAGAAAGAAAAACCGTGGAACGATGGAGTTTAGCCATCGTGACAAGGACAAGCGCATCATTCTTATGGGCGACAACGATGAAAAGCGGCAACTGTTCGAGACCTGCAACCTCAAGGGCAAGATGACCGTCAATCCTATTGTGGACTGGTCTGACGATGATGTGTGGGACTACACGCACAGCGAACACCTACCTATCAATCCATTGTATTGCGAAGGGCAAAAGCGTGTTGGCTGCATCGGTTGTCCTATGGCCGGTAGGGGGGGCAGACAGCGTGAGTTTATGCGCTGGCCTGCTTACGAGAAAATGTACATCTCAGCGTTTGAAAGAATGCTTAATGTCAGAAAAGCAAAAAGTTTACCGTGCGACTGGCAGACCGGCATGGACGTTTTTCGCTGGTGGATGGAAGATGACAACATCAGCGGTCAGTTGAGCATGGACGATTTGATGGAGGACGACAATGGCACTGTTGAACCATGAAGAAACGATTGCGTTTTTGACACAAAAGAAAATTCAAGACGCTTTCTGGATGCGACCGCAGAAACGGTGTGTGACAAGTGTAAAGTTTAAGTGCGATTCGTGTTGGACTGAAACGCAGATTACAGACCCTCGATTCGCAACGGAAGTGATGAAAAAGAATCCAGAAAGTCCAAAATGCCCGATTTGTGGCGAAACAATGAGATGCATAAGTTGCGATGTAACAGTGAGGGATTAGTATGTTTGAATTTGCAACTCGCTGGCTGGTCTGCCTAGTCCTGCTGGCTGTGGTAATTCAGTCCGAACGGACAATCAAAAACGCGGCGGACAACCTGTTTGAAGAACGGCAGGCAATGCTTGTCTGGCTGTTCATCAACGTGTGTCTGGCCGTTTGTACGGCTGTTGTGATGGGGTGGAGGTAAAGCATGGGAATTCGTGGAGAGCATGGCAAACAGAGAGTTCGTTTTGATTCGCTCAAGGAAGGGGAACCGTTTTACTACAAAGGCGAACTTAATATGAAGACAAGTGAGATTACGTGCAGCCCCATCTTTTGCGGCGGCACTATATATAACTGTGTGTCGCTCCGTAACGGCAGGATTATGAGCTGCTCCGATGACGTGATGGTCGGCATTGCAAGGGTTCATATCGAAAAGGGGTACTGATGGACAACGAACTTTACTGCCCGATGAAGATGACCAGTAATCCGCTTGGTCGGTGCGTATGCGAGAAAGAAAGGTGCGCTTGGTGGCGGCAGTTGGACAACTGCTGTTCCGTCTGGTGGATTGCGTGGAAGCTGGACAACATCGAAACGAAGATGAAGAGGTGAGAGTATGAAAAAGCGGATTTACCTTGTTCTCGAAACCAAAGCGGACGAGGATGACAAGAGCATCCGTAGCGATATTGAGCAAGAACTTAGGATGGCTACACATTATTTTGAAACCTGCTCTTATAGCGAAATCGGGTTTGAGGGCTTGTGGAGAAGCACATTCGAGCAACCACCTAAGAAAGAAGATGCAGATAAAAACGGCTATGTGATGGCGATTGCTGGGCCGATTACAAAATCCGCTTGTGTAGGTTATCCGTATAAATGGTTGTGGAATGAGGTTGCAAAGCATCCATACGCATACCCTGTTTGGAAACCCATTAAGGAGGCCTGATACATGTCAACACCCCCGAAGCGTGGTCGTGGCAGACCGCCGCTGACCGAAGCTGAAAAGAAAAAGCGTGAAAAGCGGGCGCAAAAGGCAAAAGAAGAAGCCGCTGCGAAGCGTGAGAAAGAGCGTGAAAAGAAGAAACAACAGATGCTTAACAAGCGGAAATCTATCCGCTCACAGGTGAGTAAAAAGGTGAAAGAACAACAGGAGTTAGCAATCACGAGGTCTAAAATGCTGAACACAGGTGATTTGCAATCAAGAATCGGTGACGAAGAGGACAAGAAGGTCATCGGCATGATTGCAGCCAAGTATTTTGGCGACCTTCCGAGCGTGGACATGAACAACCCGATTGAAGTGCAGCAACGCCTTGACTTCTTCTTTGACGCTTGCATCGAAGCCAGAATCTCCCCTGTGGTGGAATGGATTGCACTGGTGCTGGGCATCGAATGGGTGAGCCTGAAGCAGATTATGGCGGGCAAACGCCGTGATGATAGCTTGCAGCAGAAATACATCCTCAAGCTGATTCTGCAAATGCAGTCCATGTGGGCGTACAACGGTATGTACGGTCAGGAGAACCCGGCAGAGTGGATTTTCCGAGCCAAGAACTACTTTGGTATGCGTGACAACGTGGAAGTCACCGTTGCACCGCCTGAACAGCCGTTGGGCGATGCCCAGAGCGCAGAGCAGTTGGCTCAGAAGTACCAGACGGCTTTGCCTAAAGGGATTGACGTGGAGTACAGAGAGGTGGCAGAAGAGGTGGTCGAGGATGACTAACGGAGATTTTATCCGCTCCATGACGGACGAAGATATTACAGAAAACTTTACGCGGGGCATCTGCGAACTTATCAAACATCGTGACCCGGAGCGTTGCCAGAACCGTGAGCATTGCTTTCATTGCGTCAAGGACTGGCTGAAAGAGAAGAACACAATCATGGTGAGGGCTGACCAATGGGAACTTTGATTGACTTTTCCGACCCATGCTTACACATGTTTTTGCCTGTCCTCTTGCAAGACCGCACGACAGGCAAGAACATTATCTGGGCGACAGACCCGCCGCCTGAACTGGGCGTGGGCTTTGCGGATGAAATCACACTGGAACAGTTGGATAAAGTTCAGCTTGTCCCTCGTGTGCAGAAACGGCTTGCAGATCAGAAGAAGCGAACCAGAAAGAAAGCAGAGGTGTTTACGCCGACTTGGGTTTGCAAAAAGATGACAGACGTTGCAGAGAAGGATTTTGTGGTTGAGGACTGGAAGGAGTACATCAACAAGACTTGTCTTGAAGTCACCTGTGGAGAAGCACCGTTCCTCACAAGCCGATACGATACCACAACAGGGCAGATGATTGCCGTGCCGGACAGAATCGGTCTGCTGGATAGGAAGCTAAATGTTCTGGCAGAGCAGTTCCATGACCACGATATGTGGATGTGCTGGGCAATTAGCGCCTACGCATCGACATACGGCTATGAGTGGCAAGGAGACAACCTCTTGCTGGCAAGATGCAACCTGTTCTTGACGCTGATCGAGAATTTTAGGTATCGGTTTGATGCTGAAAAGCTAGAAATTGGCTTCATACCCATTTTTCTTGATTGCATCGCAGACACTATCTCGTGGAACGTCTGGCAGATGGATGGGCTGAAAAAGACCGTACCCGGCACGGACATTCCGTGCAAAATCAAAGACTGGAAAGCTGACAAAGAAATTCTGTTTAAGGATGTTTGGGAGGAAAAATAAGCAATGGTCGTTTTTGTTACGAAAAGAGAGTTAGAGGACGAAGATTGGAAAACACATATTGCTCAAGGTAAAGAGAGGATTCCAGCCGGAGCAAAAGTAGAACTTGTCAAGAGAATCGAAAATCTTTATGGAACGTATTACCTTTGCAACTACAAAGGTAAAAACTATTATCTTGACCCTCGCGACTTAAAATTGGAAGAGGAGTATTTTGACTAATGCAAACGGACAGAGGAATCTACCACAAGCGAGTATGTGACCGCTGCGGAGCGGTTCTAGGCGGCAGAATGATGAACCCTGACGAATGTTTCAAGGACTGGGCGTGGCGCAGGGACACAGGCGACCTGTGCCCGGAGTGCTATGCAGAGTATAAGCGAGTGATCGGGCGGTTCAACAAGGGAAAGAGAGGACAGAGAAGATGAAAAAGTGTGCTCTTTACAGATGCAAACAGTGCTTTGCAACCATGACGGACGAAAGCGATGTCAGAATCGACAAAGACATTGTTGATTGGATGTTTGAAAACGAAATGGAAGAAAGCAAAATTGGGTTTATCGCAAAATTCAAAATAAGCGATAAAGTCCTCATTCATCGTTGCGCCAATAACACTGTTGGTTTATGCGAGTTTATCGGATGGAAGGAGATAGAGGAATGAACTCCTACTGCACCACCGAACATTGCTCTTGCATGGGCATCAAACAGTTTTCTGCTGGCAAAGCTATCCGATGCACAGCAGAATCCTGCAAAAACAAATCTGAGCCGTCCTGTGGCTCTTGCAAATGGTACGCAGAGCCGGATGGCGTATGTGTGAACGACCTGTCAGAACACGTTGCAGACTTCGTGTGGGACGAACGTGGATGCAAGGAATGGGAGAAGAAAGAGAATGAGTAATCTTGGAAATGCGTTGATTGTGGTTTTAGCTTCTTTTCTGGTTGGAATATTTATATGTGGGATAGCATATCTCATTGAAAAAATTTTGATATGGGATATATTTTTGAACGAAATTTCCGATGAAAAGATAAAGGTTCTTGCGGATGCAATTCTTCACGTTTTTACTTTTTTGACTGGGTTTGTGGTTTTATATGCGATGTACAAGGCGGGGGTATAAAAATGACAACAGGGGAGAAAATCAAGAAACGCAGGCTTGAACTTGGCATCACGCAGAAAGATGTTGCAAGGATGATTGGAACAACCAATGCGTATGTAAGTGCTATTGAAAAGCAAAAGCGTGACGTAAAAAAGGAAACGCGACTGATAAAGTTTGCAAAAGCCCTTGAATGCAGCGTTGATGATTTAAGGTCAGATGCTCCCAAAGGCATGGTAGAACCCACCAGTGACGATTTCGGAGCAATCTGCAACTGCGCTGTCCGCTATTGCTTGGGCAGACGGTCATATATGCCTAGCCTTGTTTGCAGATACATCATCTCGCTTCTGCCGAAACTGACGGACAAGACGCTTGATTGCTTTGAGCGTGACATTGCAGAACGCAAGCGGACAGGATTCGACTTTGGCGATTCCTGCGACTATGAAACGTGGGATGCGTTTTACAAGGCGGTTTGCAATGAGATTGAAAGGAGAAAGGACAATGGAAGTCAGACCGATTGATGCTAATGAACTACGTCAAAACATCGAGGCGTGGATTCAGGAGTATAACGATGGAACAATAGGTGGCTTGTCGTTGGATGATGTGCTTGACTACATCGACACTGCGCCAACAATCGAGGTGAAAGACAATGGCTAATTATCCAGAATACCTTGAACGAAACGCACTTATTGAAAGAATCAAGAAAGCATATTGCGATGGCTGCGAGAACTACAATGGAGTTAGATGTCGTGCTTGTGGTATTGGCGATGCCATTGACATTGTGGAAGATGCCCCGACAGCCTTACAACGTACCGCTGAATGGATTGTGCAAGACGAAGATAAGACGAGGTTCATGTGCAGTAATTGCCATGCAAGAAACAATCGAGACCGCTACAACTACTGCCCGAACTGTGGTTCTTTGATGGAGAACAGGTTATGAGTAACACACTTTGGCATCCTGCAAGTGAACCGCCACGAGAGCGGACGCAGCCTTTGTTGCTTGCGACTAAGACAACGTGACGTGATAAAGATGGAAAAATGTTGCAAGGAATCTCGCCGACAGCGTACTTTCTAGGCTGTTACGCAGACGGTCAGTTCTGGGATGAGATAGGCGAGAGATTGCCGAAAGATGTGACGGTTACGCATTGGATGGCGTTCCCGATGGTATAGGAGGGCTAAACATGACAAACAAGAAGTTTGGCATCATCATTATGGACTTGAGCTTTTTTGACTTCGGGCCGAAGCCACCTTGTGGGTACATCAAAGCGAAGCATATTCGCCCAGCGTACGGCAAAGGCGCAAGGCCTGTCAAGGCACATAAACGAATCACGAGAACAAGAGAGGGATTTAGAAAGTGAAAAAGCTTAAATTTCCTGAAGATTTCTTTGCATACGACAACCCGGACTGCCCCGACAAGGACATTGAAAAAGCCGTGAACAAGATGAAGAACTGGATGAAGGGCGAGACCTACAAGAGCAACCCTTGGTTCTTTATGGCAGCTGGTAACTATCTGATAGTCGGTCTGATTGCTGAGGATGGGCAGAAAACAATCTACGTTGCACGGCAGTATTATGAGATAGTCAACATTCCGGGCGAAGGTTGGCTACGTGAATCTGGCGCTGAGTGCCCATTTTGAGGAGGATTAAAAATGGAAGAACTCAAGAGATGTCCGTTTTGCGGCAAGAATGCAGTTTACATTGGCGTGTGCGATGATGAAGGCAATTTTCATGGTCGTTTGGGATGCGAGTACGAACAAGACCCGTGGAGCGGGCTTTCTTATGACTTGCATCACGAAGGATGGGGCAAATGTATCCTTTGCACGGATGGAGACAATCAAAGCATGGGTGGCGCACTGTTTGACACGGCAGAGGATGCTATCGAAGCATGGAACAAACGCTGCAAAGAGGACTGAGTATGGACAAAAAACGAGACAGCTTTACATTCAAACGATATTACTTTGAAGCCATTTCCACACTGAAAAATAAAGAGAAGCTGGAACTCTACGATGCAATCTGTGCATACATTTTTGAGGAAAAAGACGCAACTTTGAACTCGAAAAAAGCAGAATCTTGCTTCATTTTGATTAAGCATCTGCTCGATGAAGAATTGAAAAGAAGCGATATTGCGTCAAAAGGATGGTCTACACGAAAGTCAGCTCATCCTCATGTCATAAATGAAATGAAGGTCGGCTCGTCTATGTGTTCAAAGTCAGATGACAATGAACCCATTGTATCAACTGACAGTCAGACGAACGTCAAGACCTTGCCGGAGAGTGCAGTCAAGAAGAAACCTGACATCTTCTCCGACTTTGCTCATGGCGATAAAGCCCTGCTGGAATCTCTTCGAGAGTTCGCGCAGATGCGTACAAGAATCAAAAAGCCTATGACAGACCGGGCAAAACAGATGCTCTGCAACAAGATGGAAAAGTTTGATCGGCACGATTGGAAAGCCATTCTCGACCAGAGCATCTATGCTGGATGGCAGGACATTTACGCATTGAAACAGGATGACCAGTACGAGCAAAGTACGGAGATGGAGTTTCCTAGACTATGACAATGGACGTTCAAACGGTATTTATCGGTGCGCTAATGCTCTGCAAGCCGGGCGTTGTGGATGAAATCATACCAGACCTTGAACTTGACTTGTTCAGACCTGAGCTGAGAGACGCTTTTGCGGCTGTTCAGGGCTATTGGACGGCTAGGGGCAAGATAGACATAGTCGAGATAAACACGCAGCATCCAGACGTAGCGCAGACGCTCTTGGCGTGTGTACAAACCTGTGAATCAGAGTGTGTGCGAATTGACAGGGAGCAGATGCAGCGTTGGGCGCAACTCATCAGGGAACAAGCTGCACTTACTCGTGTGCAAGGTCTGGCGTTTCAGATGACCAGTGAGCTTACCGACTATTCTGATCTATCAGACATCTACCAGCAGATGGGCGAAGCAATGAGCCTGAAAGCTGAGGAAGAAGATGCGTGGACATACGAGGATGTGCTGAACGACTATGTGCTTCACATGGACGAGAAGCCTGTGTATATCAAGACAGGCCTAGAGCGTCTGGATGAAGCGCTGCACATCTCACCGGGTGATTTTATCATCATCGGCGGCAGACCGTCTGCTGGCAAGACAGCCCTGTCCCTTCAAATAGCAGCAAGCATGGCAAAGCAGGACTACACCGTGTACTATTTCAGCCTAGAAACCAGCAAACGCAAGCTGGGCGCACGTCTGATGGCTAATCAAATATACTGCCCTTTGGACACGGTGAAAAATAAGGCGGTCAGCTTGAATGAGATTGACGGACAAGCAAAGAACATGAAGATGCCCTTATATATCCGCTCCGCTGCCGGAAAGAACGTGGCATGGATGAAGGCTCAGGCTCTCCGTAAAAAGGCTCAGGTCATCTTCGTAGACTATCTTCAACTCATCCATGAAACAGGCGCAAAGGACAGATATGCCGCCATTACAGCTATATCCATTGCCTTACACGAACTGGCACAGACCACAGGAATTGTCGTGGTGGCACTGGCACAGCTCAATCGAAACCCATCCAAGCCCGGAGCAACGCCTACTAACTCCGACTTGCGAGAGAGCGGACAGATTGAACAGGACGCAGATGCAATCATCCTTCTGTCCGGCGATAACCCAGACAAGTACATGTTCCGGCTAAGCAAGAACAAGGAAGGTGAGATAGGCGACCTTCCCATTACGTTTAACAAGCAGATTCAACGGTTTCAAGAGTACACTTGGATGGATTGAGCACATGGGCTGTCAGCAATGGCAGCCTTTTGCATATACGCTCACAGAAGCCCTACAAACGCTTTTAGCGTCAGATGGCAAACTTATCGACAGAATACATAAAACGTCTCTGGCACGGCTCTACGGGGCTGTGAGCACATTGTAGAGGTATACGACTATTGCAGGAGGAGAAAATGCAGTACATAACAGCAAACATTGTGCGTCCTCGATATAAAATTTACCCACGATTTCTTGATAAGATGAGCATTAGCGCAAATGCGAAGGTCATCTATGTAGACCTTCTTGATCGCTCGTTCACGTCAAGACATAACGGTAAAGAATGGGTCGACAGCAAAGGACGGGTGTTTGTTCGATGTTCCAACGCAGAAGCAGGGGACATGGTAGGAAAGAAGGAAAGGATAGCCAAAGAATACTTGAAAGAGCTAAAGGACGCCGGATTGATTGAATGCAAGCGCAATTATTCAAAATCCAACACGATTTACGTTGGGTATCCTGACGATGAGAAACTGTTCGACTATCAATCAGGCAATATATTGCCCAACTGTAACGACAAACAGGCAGAAAATTGCCCGACAATCGGGCAAAATAGTGCCCAACAATCGGGCAGAAAATTGCCCACTAGTAGATATATACATAGTAAATATAAACATAGTAGATTAGACGAGGGCGCTCCGTGCGCCCCTCAGTTCGAAGAGGTCAGCGAGTTCTTTATTGACAACGGAAGCACGACAAGGTATGCCAACCAGTTCATGCGGTATTACGAGGGACTGGGATGGCGAACGAAAAGTGGCAGTCCTATTATCAACTGGAAGCCAATAGCCCTTAATTGGATTGACCGAGAGCGGGAAAAGCAGCAGACTGATGGGTCTGACTTTCCGCGATTGTAAAGGTTCTTTCCCCCTACAACCCTCTATCTCCAAAAGCTACACCGTTAGTCAGCAGATCGAACCATAGGCGAGAGATGGCGTGAGGTTCAGACTGGTGGATGGTCTGCGACTATTCCAGACATGGAGAATTGACTTCATTTTGTAGCTGGTCGAATATGTAAAAATGTTGCATAAGTGTATGAGCAGTTGATTACAGATTGAAAGCGACTGGCCAGCAGGAGCAGTTTGCTTTATTACTTAAAGATATTGAGATATTTAGTTTGCAACTATTCCTAGCAGAATACTATGAATTGATTAGGATATTATAGTATATTACTGGGAATTAAATCGAGCAAGAACGAACCGAATCGGATGGTACAAGTTATTATACGAAATAATCTGCGATTATCTGGAGTAACTATATCTGTATACTATAATAAGTACTGATATTATACGAAATAGATATAACTAGCGGAGGAATATATTATGCGAAATTGGAACGAGAGGTGATTTTGGGAGTGGTCGGATGACTTAGCGACTATCGCCCCTCTCTTTCTCTAAAAGGCGAACGACTATTTCACACAAAAAACACGACTATTTGACGATGGTTCGAAAGAAAATGCTACGACTATTACTCTACGACTATCAGCGGGCTGCTCGTTAATATACGATATATAGGACTTTCAAAAGCTTGTCATCTGACGACTTTACGACTATTCTACGACTATTTTATTGGAGAAACTACGACTATTGGCTACGACTATTTCAGAAGCAGTTACGACTATTCCAGCCGGAACGCTGCGACTATTGCTGACCTCTATTAGCTATCGGGCGAAAGCCCGAAAAGAGATACGGCGGTAGCCGCCAATGGTTCCGCGCCGCCCATCGCGACACTGTTGCCGGACTGCCCCGCCGGGTGTAGGGTGCCAGCCGGTGCGCCCTGACCGCTGACCCGGTGCCAGACTGCAAGCCGCCGGGCTGAACCTGTACAGGTGGAGACGCTGACCCCTCAGCAGGTGCGCCGGGTGCAGCACTTGCCAGCGATTCACAGGCGGTAGGAGCTAACCGCCGCCGGGCTGGCATGGTCTGTGATATGTTACACTGTCTGGTATGGATCCATAGCAGGGGCACACCGCTGCCCCCCCTTATATACATTATTATAATAGGGCGGCTGTGCTGAGCTGTACAGCGTCCGGCGTGGCGGTTGTATCTGGTATGCGCTGGAGATGCTACGGCGCTGTGATACGCTCCAGCGTGGCGCAGGTGGTGTATAGTCGGCTTGTGTGGTTACTGTATTGTGTGCGCTGGAATAGGTCAAATCAACGGAAAAGACACTGTAAAGCCCTGTGCGCTGTTTTGCAGCGTGGGCGGTATATTTGCATTGATGGCAGAAAAGCCGTTGTAAACGTTTGTATGGGACTGTATTGCAACCGAACAAAACAAAAGCCCTGCACCCTCAGCAGATGCAAGGCAAAAGAAAAGCCCGGCCATTGCTGACCGGGTGGAATGCTTCTTATTTGGACGCCTTGAACAGCGCAGAGAAGAACCAGAAGAAAAACAGGATACAGGAAAATATCACTTTAAAACCTCCTCATATCCGTCGCGCAGGCAATTTCCGCGAATTGTATCGATATCAGAGGTGCGCACTTGCGGCACATCGAGTGAAATAAAATCAAGGTGCATTGCGCGGAAAGTTTTTGCACAAGTGTCAATCCACAAATACTTGCATCCGTCCGCGGCTGCTTTTGTCCTAAACTCAAGTAACATAATATTATAGACCTCCTTATACAACGCTAAAACGTTTGTATGTCGTGCGCTTGCTGCACTCTGCATAAATATCAGGGTACGCGATCTGCAAAAGCTTGCTATCGAGCCGGACGCTTTGCACGTCCTTGTAAATGGCTTTTGCAGTACCCTGCACCATTTCGGGCGCGCCGTGCATCATGTTGATGATATCGGCCTTTATTGCATCGTTCATTGCTTCAAGCTCTTCCATCAGCCGCTTGTTTTCGCGGTATGCGTTCACTTTTTCTTCAAACATTGTCATTTTTTAGCCCTCCATTAGCTTTTTGTAATTCAAAATCTGTTCACGCGTTAGCCATTCCGGCTTTTGCTTGATGCTGTCATACAAGTAAAGCATACTTTCAATTTGTTCTTTTACGCTTTCAGCCCACAAATATTTTTCATGCCGTGCGCCGAATCCCAAAAAATACTCGCAATCAATCCGCATACGGTCAAGCAAGCAATATTTTCTTTCAGTGGAAAGAGAATCTAAATATTTTTGATATTTCATCGTTTTGCCCTCCTTATTAGCTGTTGAGAAATGCGATCATAACGAGCGCGCCGGAGATCATGCCGCCAACGTACCAGAGGACTGCCCACTGGGTAAAGTCAAGTGCAATCATACTGTAAACCCTCCGTTAGTCAAATTCAGGCATTGCCAGAATAATTTTTTTGCAACGCTCAACGCTCAAGCGGTACGGCTTGGAGCGGGTCAGGTTGTCCGCTACAATCTGAGTGTATACCATTAACGGCAGCTCAAACAGCCCGGCACACTTGGGATACAGGCGCACGGCCTGATTTCTGATTTCTGCGTTTAGTTCGTCTGATCTGGTCATGATTTATACCTCCTTGTATCCGTCTGCAATGGCCTGAGCCTTGATTGTGTCCATATCCCGCTTGGAGACGGTGGGCACGTCCTTAGATACCCAGCCGTCAGGGACGCGGGAAAAGGTCTTTGCGTTTGTATCAATGCACAGATAGTGCGCCATTCCGTATGCGGTGTTCTTGGTTCGGAATTCTAGTTTCATGGTTTTTGTCCTCCTGTTTTGTAACGGTATTTGGTAGGTGTAACGTATATCTACGTTCTGCCTATATTGTAACGTATATTTACGTTTTTGTCAAGTTGCGCACGCAACATAATAACGTATTTGTACGTTTTTATTTTTTGCCCGTTTGGGCGTGCCCTATCGGACACGTTGCGCAGGCAGTCCAGCGCCCCGCACACTGTCCGATTGTCCCGGCGCGGCTTGTCTGGTATCGGGAGCAGACCGGTGCAGCGTGTCCAGCGTTTGGGCGTGTGTGTCGGTGCGTAGCGTGGTCTGCCTTGCATCTGGCACGGCCTGCCCTGCTGCCTGTGCTGTTCAGTCTGTCCGGGTGCGCTGGGCTGGGGTCTCCACCTCTGGGGTATATGGGGCGAGCCGGGGGTGGGGTGGTCGACACCTCGCGTAGAAAAAATTCAAAAAAGGCGTTTTCCCTGCCTACCCACCCCCTCTTTTCTGCACAAAACGCCCTACCCCTGTCGCCAATCTCAAAAATTTCTCGCAAAAACAAAAAAGACCCCTACAAAGGGTCTGCGTTCTGTGCTATACTTGCCTTACAAGCCTTAAAAGGGAGGAATCTACAAAAATGTACGCCTTATTTGGAATGATTGCTCTGGTTGCAACGCCTGTGTTTGGAGCGCTGTGTCTTTACAACAAAGCAACGCATAAGAAAGACAATCGGATGTTAATTGCTTTCTTTGCATCATTTGCAGTTCTTGTTATATGCTTGGCTGTAACACCAGAGCCATCACATGATGAATCGGCAAGCTCCGGCGTTACATCTTCCTCCGCCAAGTCTACGGCAACGGAAATGGATGATAGCTCTATTGAGGAAGTTTCCGAAAGCTCAGTAAGCAGCACTCCAGCATCTCAAGAAGCGGCATCCGAATCTGAACAGCCTATAAGCTCTGAACCCGCAAGCAGTGAGCGGGTGGCATCCAGTGCTTCTTCGCATAACCCAGATGATGATATTCCAACGCTTGATTTGGATGATTATGCAAAACAGGCGGCCGACAACGCTGTAAAGGCAAAAGACAAATACGCTGGTAAGCAATATAAGGTGACATATCAAGTCAACAGTGTATCAGACGCAATGGTTAAGCTAGATAATCCGTACACTGTTATGTTCAGTGTGAACTTCGTCACTTCTCACAGCATTGGTTATACCGTTTATATGGCTGGATTCCCAGAAAATGAAAAAGATAAGATTTCTAGGCTTTTTCCCGGCCAGACTGTTACATTCGTCGGTGATTTTGACGGAAACAAATTCACTGATTGCCGATTCATAGTTCCGTAAATAAAAAGCCAGCGGCTAGATGTTCTCTAACCACTGGCTTTTCTTATTGTCTGTTATGTATTATGCGGACTGCTTTTCTTCCTTGACCTCAAACTTCACGTTTGTGGCCGCTGCCAAACGGCGTACGGAGTTGATGAACGCAGATTCCATCTTCTTGTCTTTGCTGTCGAAGATGATGTCAACAGCGTTGATTTTCCGCACAAAAGTCTTGCTCATGCCCTTAGACGCGGCATCCTTCTTGCGGTTATCCAAACGGCGGCGCACATCGAAGCCGTTCTCCTTCATTTCATCGTAGACTTCGTTCCATACGTCTGCGTAGGCTGTACCACCGCCACGCTTGGTTGCAATGGCATTCAACGTGCGCTGACAGACCTTCCGTGCATCATCCTTGACGCTGACGGTCATAATCGAGCACATATTGTTGAAACCGGATTCAATGGCATCCACGCGCTTCTCGGTTTCTGCGCTTCGTGCAGCCTGTTCGTTCACAGCCTGAACCATCATGTTCAAAATCTGCAAGCTGCTGGGCTGTCCGACCGGATAATGCGATACGTTCTTCTCAAGGTCGATCAGCTTCTGGCGAATCTCCATGCCCTCAGGTGTCCGCTGAATCATCGCAATGTGCTTTGCCATGTCCAGAGTGATAATATGGTCGGTTCTGGGCTTTCCAGCAAGCCCATCAGACCTATTGCTCAAAAATGAGCCATAGTCTTTTCCGTCAACAAAACCATACTCGCACATACGAGGAAACCAGTCTTTGTATGCGGTCTTGATTTTGAGCCGCTCGTGCAGTTCCCGACCCAGAACAACCTTTTCGCCAGTGTCGGTGTCGTACACGGGGATAACATCTTCGGAGAAGATTCGGATGGTTTCAAGATTATTATTCATAGAAATTTGACCTTTCTATCTTGCGAGAGTAGGCCATCTCTGGTATAATAACCCAAAGAGGGTCTGTACTCTCTGAGTGTTTCATAAGACGTTCGCTGCGGTCGCCAAACTTTAGCGAGCGTCTTATTCTTTTTCATCGGTCTCCGGGATGGGATGCAGCGTAAAGAACGCATCTCGAAGCGCAAAGGACAACGATACGCGCTTCTTGATGCAGTACGCTTGCAAATGCTCAAACTGCTTGTCAGTCATACTGATCGTCAGCGTTCGATTGAACCGCTCGGCGTAAGGGCTACTCATGTTTATTCACTTCCTTTCATTTGCTGGTGATGTTAGTATAACCTTATTTTGTGTTAAGTCAAGAAAAGAAGTGCTACATATAGCACTCGATAGCGTTGACGTCAAAATTTGTAGGCTTGCACAAAACTCAGCCCTTATTTTTGGATGCTCCCGCTTCGTACCCTGCTCGGTAGTTCAGTTCGGACAGCTTACCCAGCGCTTCTGCGTACTCTCTGTCCTCGCTGGTCGGCTCTTTGCCGTGGGCGAGGGTTTTCAGAAATTCTTCGGTTTTCGTTGGAAAGTTCATGTTTTTTCTCCTAACTCTTGCGGAGAGCAGCCCTTTTTGGTATAATAGATTCCGAAAAGGGAGACTGCCCCCTTGGTGGTTGCAGTACCTTCTTTTTGTAACGGATAAGCTATCAGCTAAACTTTGGTAGGTGGGTGCTGATAGCTTATTTTTTTATGCGTTCTGCAACGTTGAAGATTAGATCAATGCCCATTCTTACAACATCACTCTTGGTTCCATCCAGAGCGTTAGCGCAAAATGTGATTTTTTCGATATCCTCTTCGCTAAGTCTGAACGAAACCATACGCATAGATTCGTTTTTAGATGGCTCTGCTGCTTTCTGCAATTTCATCACCTCGCTTTGTTGCTGGTGATAGTATATACCAGATATTGAACACTTGTCAATATGGAAATTTGAATAAAATATACTTTACAGATTCAGAATTGCTCAAAAATAAAGCGTATACACGTTTTCGTGTAAAATGATTAACGTTCTTATACTACTATACTCTGTATTTACAGAGTATAGTATATTTATATATACATAGAACGTAAATTTACGCTTGACGTATAAATACGTTTGTGGTATACTGAAGCCAGCAAAAAGAAAGAGGGAGCAAAAAAATGAGAGCCGCAGAAATTATTAAAGACATGGTTGTAAATTCTCATCCGAAAATAACTTACAAGGTTCTCGCAAAAAAACTTGGTTATAAAGCAGCAACGAGCGTCACGGATAGGCTGAATCGTGGAGAACTGAGCGCAGAGAAATTTGCACAATTTGCAGATGAACTTGGCTACGAAATTATCATTCGTCCCAAAACCATCAAAAAGGACAAAGAAGATTTTTACCGTTTGGAATACCCCAAAAGAGCAAAGGACGGCGATTCTGAATGAACGTAGCGTATGTTCGTGTATCTACTGTTGAACAGAATGAAGCACGACAGGTAGAAGCGTTGAAGCGGCATAACATTGACCGTTGGTTCATCGAGAAGGTCTCTGGCAAGAATATGGATAGACCGGAGTTGCAGAAGATGCTTAAATCTGTTCAACCGGGCGATACCGTGTTTATCCACGATTTCAGCCGCCTTGCCCGCAGCACAAAGGACTTGCTTGAAATGGTTGAAACGCTGCAAGCTAACGGCGTGCACCTTGCCAGTGATAAAGAGAACCTAGATACAGGCACTCCAACTGGCAAACTGATGCTTACGATGATTGCAGCCATCAACGAATTTGAAAGACAGAATATGCTTGATCGCCAGCAAGAGGGCATCGAAGTGGCAAAGCAGAAAGGCGTTTATAAAGGTCGCAAGCCCACCGAGTATGACCGCAACCTCTTTGACGTTCTCCATGAGCAAGTGGAGAAGCGCATTCTCACGGTCACGGACGCTGCCAAGCAGCTTGGCGTGACCCGCCAGACATGGTATCGGATTGCTGAACAGAGAAAGGCTGGATAATATGCAGGGAGAAGAACTGATTGTTAAGAACGGAAGCATCACGCTACGGTCTATGCTTGACTTTGGCGGTTTCCTTGAAATCAAGCAGTTCTTGGAAGCCTGTCATTCGGAAAACTGCACCGTTACCTTTGCAAACGAGGAAATTGTCATTTTCCCGAATGAATACGATGCTGCTAAAGATGCTCTCGTCTTTATTTACGGTACACTGGCAGAAAGACACAGTATTATCGAAAAGTATCTCCGCTATAAGCTGATACTAGGAGATGAACAACCAAAACCTACTTTATATAGTCAGAGAAAGGAATAAAGCATGAAACCCGTAAAATTGTCAGATCAGAGCTTGAAACTGATTGAAACATTGTGCGATTACACCGACAAGCCCGATATTCTCAATGCCATCGCAGACGCCTTGTACTACGATGCGGACGAGTTTAAGCGCAGATTGAATCAGCTTGCAAAAGAAGTTAAATAAGAATATGGTAGCAAGATTTATCTGAAGGAGAACATTATGAAATGCCGTGTTGAAGTGCATAGAATCGGTTATATTTATGTTGAAGCAGATAGTTTGCTTGACGCAGAAACTTTCGCACAATATGATGCTCGTGACGAGAACGTAGAATGGGATGATTTTTTTGTTCCGGTTCATTGTGAAGAGGACAATTCAGCTCCGGATGACAAATATCTTGAAGGTTATTGATTTTTTATTAGGAGCAGCTTATGGACAATAAAGTGGTGAAAGTTCCAGAGTGGTGGAGCGAAGAAGACATTCGTGTTTTGACTCAAATGATGAACGGAGGAAGCCTTTTGGACATTATTCAGTGTGCAGAAGAATGCCGAAAGTCCACTTGGGAAAACAGAGAGTTTTGCGTATATAAATTGGTTCGTGCAGCCATCAAAGCAGCGGAAGGAGTTTGAAAATCAGGTCAATAAAGAAAATTTCTAAAACAGCATTATAAAACCGAATTGGAAAGGAGAACTCATTGAAAACGATTGACGGAAAATATGCGTCCGCAAAGGTGTTCACAGACAATATCGAAGACAAGGCATCTGAGCAAATTCTGACGCTCTGTAATCAGAGCTTTGTTGACGGATGCAAAATTCGCATTATGCCAGATGTTCATGCTGGTTCCGGGTGCGTAATTGGGTTTACTGCAAACTTGGGCAAGAAAGTCATTCCGAATATTGTAGGCGTGGACATTGGTTGCGGAATGCTTGTCGCTGAACTTGGAATTGAACACATCGACCCGAAAAAGTTAGATAAAGTAATCAGAGAACGAGTTCCGGCTGGAATGAATGTTCACGAATCGCAGAAAATGTCGGATTCTTTCCTTAGCCAGCTTGACTGCAAGGACAGCTTGCACAATGTTGACTGGATTCTTCGCAGCATGGGTACTTTGGGCGGTGGCAATCATTTTATTGAGTTGGACGAGGACGAAGAGGGGAACCAGTATCTTGTTATCCATACTGGAAGCCGAAATCTCGGAAAGCAGGTTGCCGAGTACCATCAAAGCGTAGCCATTTCAAATCTTAAAGGAAAGAATAAAAGAAAAGACGCCACAGAACGTCTGATTGCGGAACTGAAAGCGCAGGGTCGTGAACAAGAAATCTCGCAAAAAATCAAAGAATTGGATGTTCAGTTCCCTGATATTCCAAATGAGCTTTGCTATCTTGAAGGCGAAGAACGTGATTCCTACCTTAATGATATGCGAATTTGTCAGGCTTTTGCGAGGATGAACAGAGCAAGAATTATGCACACCATTTTAGATGGTGTTGGAATCAATTCTATGCTGACCCATGCGTCCTTCTTTGAAACTGTTCATAACTATATTGATGAATCGGATGATATTATCCGAAAAGGCTCTGTATCCGCTAGAGAGGGTGAGAAGCTGATTATTCCTCTTAATATGAGAGACGGAAGTCTTATCTGCGTTGGTAAGGGCAATCCTGATTGGAATTTCTCTGCTCCGCATGGTGCTGGCAGACTATATAGCAGAACAGCGGCTAAAAAGGCGTTTAGCGTTGAGGAATACCAAAAGCAGATGAACGACATTTATACCACCTCAGCTGATGAATCCACGTTGGATGAATGTCCGATGGCATATAAGCCAGCGCAGGAAATTATCAACGCAATCTCTCCAACCGTTGATATTGTAAAGCATATTAAGCCCATTTACAATTTCAAAGCTGGAGAATAAAACCGAATATTTGATTTTTGTGCAGTTGTAGGCACTCTTTACATTTTCAGGTAGGGGGTGCCTATTTTTTTATGCAGCCAAAACAGTGTATCGCCATCATCGACAGTATTAAAGCGTATGCAAAGCAGAATCCGACCGAAGCGCAGGTCTATGAGGACTGGTTTCAGGCGGTGGTGAACCTGAGAGATGCTCTGCCGCAAGACAAGCGGTTCGATGCCTACAAATACTCTGGTGAGCTGCGTTCCGTCTGTGCATCCATGATGGGCAAGATGAAAACAGGCGAGGACGTGGCGAAGGTCTATGACATTATCGGCCGGACGTACCTGCTTGAAGCAAAGGATGTGTTCGACAGCTATTGCATCTACCTTGAATGGAATCGTGCGCCGGAGAAGAAGTTCTATCAGCCGCGCAGGCGCATTTTGCACACGCTTGTCAATGACCTTGAGGACTTGTTTTTCCATCGTGTAGATTTCTTGGGAATCTCGATGGCTCCGAGAACTGGAAAATCAACTCTTTGTATATTTTTCATCACATGGCTGATGGGTAACCGCCCTGACGTTGCATCGGTTATGAGCGGACATTCTGACAAGCTGACCAACGGCTTCTACGGCGAAGTGCTGTCCATCATCACCGACCCCGTGACCTACAACTGGGGCAAAATCTTCCCTGACGTTCAGCTTGTGGACAAAAGCGCAAAGGACGAAAGCGTTGATCTGAACCGAAAGAAGCGTTTCCCCACCCTGACCTGTCGTTCCATCGGCGGTACGTTGACTGGTGCTGTTGAAATTGGCGAGGGCGGCGTTCTGTACAGCGATGACTTGATCGAGGACTTGGAGGAAAGCCTGAATGTTGAGCGCCTGAACAACAAGTACGATGCCTATTTGAACCAGCTGAAAGACCGTAAAAAGCAAGGCGCATTAGAGCTGATGGTCGGCACCCGATGGAACGTGCTTGACCCTCTGGGACGCATCCAGAACCAGTATGCAGACAACCCGAAGTACCGATTCCGGGTGATTCCTGCGGTGGACGAAAACGGACACAGCAACTTCAATTATGACTATGGCGTTGGATTTGACGATGCCTACTATGCCGATATGAAAGCCAGCATTGACGATGCAACATGGTGGGCAAAGTACATGGGTAAGCCCTATGTGCGTGAAGGCCTGCTATTCCCTGCCGATGAACTGCGGTATTTCAACGGCGTTCTGCCTGACGGCGAGCCTGATCGCAAGCTCATGGTCATGGATATTGCATGGGGTGGTGGTGACTTCACCGCCTGCCCTATCGCCTATGTGTACGGAGATGCCGTATTCATCCCTGACCTTGTGTTCAACAATGGCGATAAGACCGTGACCAGACCGGAAGTCGTGGGCAAAATCATCCAGCACAAAATCAATGTGGTGCGCGGCGAAGCTAACAACGGCGGTGACGAATACTGTGACGTGGTGGACAGCCAGCTTCGGCAGCAAGGCTATCATTGCTCTGTTCGTAGCCAGCGTGCGCCAAGCGGTCAAAGCAAGCTGTCAAGAATCATCCAGTATGCGCCAGACATCAAACGGTTCTATTTCCTTGACGAAAAACACCAGTCGAAAGAGTACAAGGCGTTCATGGAACAGGTCACGATGTTCACGCAGCTTGGAAAGGTTCCGCACGATGATGCACCGGACAGTTTGGCGCAGCTTGCCGATGAGCTGTATAACGGAATCAGCAAAATCGAGCCTGTCAAGAGGCCTTTTTGAGAAAAGTGTCATATATAGCGGTGCTTGGAAGCAAAAATTTGATTTTCGATTATATTTTGCTTTACAATATAAGCAGGAAGCTTGCTACTTCCGTCAGGTATTCTTCTGATGAGATTTTGTCATTTTGCTCATCGGCCCTTCATTGTGTGAATACCACTCCTTTCTTTCCTGTGGCGACGGTCGCTCTTCGTCACAGGTTTCTATGAGTTGCGTTCTCTACCGGATGAGAATGCTGTTGCCCCCAATGCTTAACAATGCCAGCAATCGGTGGTTCAAACCCACCACGCAGCACAACGATTCTCTTGCTTTGCATGGGATATTCTCCTGAAACTACCTCTTCCGTTATTCCCGGCTCTCGATGCAATGTCTTTAGATTTTTCACATTGCAAAGAGCAACGGCTTCAATTAAGCCGGGTTTATCACAGATTGCAGCGGTCAGGCAGCTGCACGTCGAAAGACGTAGGCATTGGTGCAAATCCGAAATCTGTGACCATTTGTGGTTTTCTTTTAGGCGGGAAAACTACGTTGTTAGTCCCGACAACTAACTAGCGTAACCGGAAGCGCGAACAGTTTCCCGGTAGCTTCCGACAGGTCTGTGCTTAACAGCCTGTTTCCAGAAATCCAGCGAAAGGAGCGCTCATGCTAGTTAGAATCTGTTGCCCTTGTATCCGGCAGAACCCTATCTATAAGAATGTCCGCTGCAACCGATATCTTGGCGAAGTGGACGGACGATACCATTTCAAGTGCGACAGATGCAAGGGCGTTATCGAAGGAGACACAAGGGAAGGATGGGTGAAAATCATCCATCCACCGGAAAAGTAAATAGCTTTTGAAGCGCAGTTTTGGCGCAGTGAGATAGACCTTAACAGGTCTGTCTTGCTGCGCTTTTTATTTTGCCGGAAAGGAGGACAACATGGCTAAGTATCAGATAGTTGTTGACGGCTTTTTGAATGAGCCTCTGACTGGACGCAGACCGATTGAAACGCCGGAGACGGAAATCAATCAGACGAACGTGCTGAAAGTGGTCACTGGCAAGGCAGAGCCTATTCATCTGCTGAACAAGAATGAGATTCGCTTTTTGCACAACTACTACTTGGGTAGCCAGCCTGTCCTCCAGCGCACGAAGGAGTACCACGCTGAAATCACCAATCGCATTGTAGAGAACCACGCCAATGAGTGCGTGGGCTTCTACACAGGTTACATGAGCGGCACTCCTTGCTCTTATGTGCGGTCTGAAACGGCAACTGGTGACGGTGAGGAAATCGCCCGTTTGTCCAATGCTTTGCAGTATGAGGGCAAGGATGCGCTTGATCGGCGGCTCTGGCAGTGGATGTTGGAGTGCGGACAGGGATACCGCATCGTTCTTCCTGACAAGGGGTACAACGGAAACTACCCGGACGAAACACCCCTGCTGGTGGATGTTCCAGACCCGGACATGGCGTATGTGATTTACAACTCCGGCATCGGGCACAAGCCCATCGCCAACGTGCTGCACATCCCACGCAATTATCAGAATGACCTGAACGACCTGATTTGCGTATATACGCCGAACCAGTACTTTGAAATCGACAACGGCAAGGTTACGAAATCGGAGAACCATTCTCTCGGAATGCTGCCGATGGTTGAATACAAGCTGAACCCGGAGCGAATGGGTCTGTTTGAACCGGCTATTCCTGTGCTGGATGCCATCAACGACCTTGAAAGCAACCGTTTGGACGGTGTGGCGCAGTTCATCCAGTCCATCATGGTGTTTACCAACTGTCTTGTGGACAAGGATGCTCTTGACCAAGTAAAAGAGCTTGGCGCAATGTGCTTGAAATCCACTTCTGGTCTGCCCGCTTCTGTTTCTCAGATTGCAAACGAACTTGACCAGCAGCAGAGCCAGACCCTGCTTGATTCCATGTTGAACGTGTACCGTAGTCTGACTGCCATGCCTAGTGCCACTGGTAGTGAGAACGCAACATCCGACAACGTGGGTGCGGTCATCGTCCGCAATGGCTGGAATCACACCGAAGCAAGGGCACAGCAGTACGAGAATATGTTCAAGTTCTCGGAACGCCAAAGCCTGTCTGTGATGCTGAAAATCCTGCGTGATACGGCTGGTTCTAATCTGATGGCAAGTGACATCAACATCAAACTGCCCCGCCGCCAGTACGACAACCAGCAGAGCAAGGTTCAGATTTTCGTACAAATGTTGCAGCAGACCATCGACCCGCAGCTGGCATTCACTACGCCCGGTCTGTTCCCTGACCCGCAGGCTGCTTACGAAATGAGCAAGCCGTTCCTGATTGCCGCTGGCAAGCTGGGCGAGGACGGCAAAGCTCCGAAACCGCAGGAACAACAGCCTGAACAAGTTGTTGAAGCCAACAAAACATCGGACGAACAGTCTGACAGCATCAATAAAGAAACAGAGGGCGAATAGCCCTTTGCATATTCCGGCAGGGAAGTCGGGATACAAATTTCGCAGCGTTGCAGGGAAGCAACGATAAAAAAACGCAGGAGGAAATTAACAATATGAACTACAAAGCGTTGCTTGGTGATGCCTACAAAGATGGCATGACCGCCGATGAAATCATTTCTGCGCTTGAAAAGGTTGCAGACCCTAGCGCAGAGGTCGAGAAGCTGCGCAACGCCGTGACGAAAGCCAACGGCGAAGCTGCTGAGTACAAGAAGCAGCTCAAGGCAAAGCGTACCGATGACGAGAATGCCGCACAGGAACAGGCTGACAAGCTGGCAGAAATGCAGAAGCAGATTGAAGCCCTGACTGCCGACAAAGAGAACCTCGTCAAGGAAAAGACCCTTGCATCTTACCGTGAGAAATTCGTTGCACAGGGTTATGACGCTGAACTGGCTGGTAAGGCTGCATCTGCACTGGCTGACGGTGACATGGACAAGGTGTTTAAGTTCCAGTCGGAGTTTATGACTGCCCACGACACCGCTTACAAGGCTTCCTTGCTGAAGGATATGCCCACACCTCCGGGTGCGGATGGTAAGGGTGTCTCTGACAGCGAAGGCGTGGCATTTGCCAAGAACCTTGCCGCAAGCAAGAATGCCGCAAGTAAGGCATCGAGTGACGCAATGAACGCTTTCCATTAAGGAGGAAAACATGAAGTATACTACTACTCCGGTATCGGCTCCTGAAAGCACTATTCTGGCTGCTGATATCTACGTTGCCATTCCCTTTACTGTGACCGAAACCGATGTTGTAAAGGCTGGCTATCCCATGGCAAAGACCGGGAAAAAGGCTACCGCTACTACTGGGACTTCCGATGCAGCAGTTACCGATGCGATTGGCATTCTGCTGCACACCGTTGACCCGTCCGTCAACCCAAACGGCGCACTGCTTATTCAGGGCGTTGTTGACCAGAAAAAGGCAAAGGCAAGTTCTGGCTTTTCCTTTACTGCTGATGACGTTGCCGCTTTGCATAAGGCTGTTCCCGCAGTCTTTTTCCGCGACAACATCGGCACTAATGCTTAACGGAGGTAAAAAACATGAATTTTCAGAAATATTTCACTTCCGATGCGATTGCTGAGTATTGGACGAATGATGTTACCAACGCGCAAGCATTCGGCTCTGATGCCCTGTTTCCTCCGCGCAAGAAGGCCGGTCTGGAACTGAAGTGGATTCGCGGTCACAAGGGCGTTGGTATTTCTCTGATGCCCAGTGCATTTGACACGAAGGCGACCTTCCGTGAGCGCAAGGGCTTTAAGATGTCTGAAACCGAGATGCCGTTCTTCCGTGAGGGCTTCCACATCGACGAGAAAGACCGCCAGATGTTGATGGAGATTCAGAACAGCAACAGCACTTTTGCAGAGGAAATCATCAGCCGAATTTTCGATGATGCCGCAGAGCTGATTACTGGTGCTCGAATTGTTCCTGAACGTATGGCATGGCAACTGCTTTGCCCGGAGAACGGCAAGCCCGGCATTACCATCAAAGCGAACGGCGTGAACTACATCTACGATTACGACCCGGATGGTACTTGGCAGGCAAAGAACTACAAGGCTCTTACCGGCAAGGCGAAGTGGGACGTTACCACTTCTACTCCCCTTACCGATTTCGCCACTGCGAAGGATGCAATCGCTGCAAATGTTGGCGAAACCATCACTCACGCCTATATGAACACCAACACTCTGAACAAGATGATTGCTTCTGACGAGGTGAAAAACCGTTTCATGACGGTTACGGCAAAGTCTATTGCTGTTCTTACCCAGAGCGAAGCACGCGCTCTGGTTGAGCAGACTACCGACATCAAGATTCATCTGTTTGACAAGATGTACCAGCCTGAAGGCGGCGGTGATTCCGTCAAGTACATCCCGGACGGTTATGTTGTTCTGGTTCCCGATGGTAAGGTTGGCGAGATGTGGTATGGCACTACTCCCGAAGAAGCAGACCTTCGTGCTGGTCTGACGAATGCTTCTGTTTCTATCGTGAACAATGGCGTTGCTGTCACCACCATTAAGGAACCTCACCCTGTAAACACCAACATCATCGCATCCGAAATTGTCCTGCCGTCCTTCCAGAAGATGGACGCTGTGTACTGCATCAAGGCTTACTAAGGCGAAAGGAGGAAAGCAGCATGGGAGACCAGTATTCCGAAGCGGCAGTCAAGCTGGGGCAGTACATCGCCCCTGCACTTGACCGTGAAATCACGGACGAGGACTACCCACTCTTCGACCTGCTGCTTGATTTCGCCAAAGACAAGATATTTGCACAGGGCTATCCTTTCGGCAACAGACCGGACGAGTTGCCCTTGCAGTATCAGTCGTTGCAGATACGCATTGCAGCGGAACTGTACAACCACATCGGTGCAAATGGACAGACGAGCTACACCAACAATGGCATTACTCGTGTTTGGGAAAGCTCTGATGTGGCGCAGTCCCTGTTAAATGAAGTGGTTCCGAGAGTAGGTGTTATCGGCTGATGTTCAATGGAAGCCCGCTGGATAAGCGTCCGCTGTGGTACTCGAACCCTGTTGGCGAGAAAACGCCTGTCGTAGACGAATGTGGCAACGAGACTGGCGAATCCGCATACAAATCGTGGAGTGAACCCGCAAAGCTGATGCTGAACATCAGCCCCCCTACTGGTTCTGCGGAAGCAAACCCTTTTGGAGCGTTCACAGATTACAGCTACGTTGTCAGCTCGTCCAGCAAAAAGCGCAACACACCGCTTTATGAAGGTACGCACGTCTGGTTTCAGACGGACGTTTCAAAGCCCTTCAATTACACTGTGGTCAAGGTCGCAGAGCACATCACGGACACGTTATATGCGCTGAAAGAGGTGGCTGCAAGTGAAAATTAAGGTGAGGTTGAGCGATGCCGGACTTAAACAGGCTGAGAAAGATATTCTCAAATACAAGACCACCCTGAACAGAAAGGCTAGAGCGCTTGCTTTTCGCCTTTCGTGGTTGGGGCTTGAAGTTGCAAAGGTGCGTTTTGCCAATGCGAAATATTCTGGCTCCAATGACGTGAAATGCCATATTAACCAAAAAGACAAGACTTGTACCATCGTTGCAGAGGGCAAGGCGGTTGCCTTTATCGAGTTTGGCACTGGCGCACATCACAACGGATATAGCGGTGAGTTGCCGCCCGGTGTTGGTGCGCATGGCTCCTACGGCAAAGGGCAAGGCGCAAACCGCAGATGGTACTACTACGGCGAATCCGGCAATGCCGGTACGCCTGTCAAACAGGTGGATGGCAAAGGTCAGTTGAATTACACCGATGGTAACGAGCCAGCTATGGCTATGTGGGGAGCTGTTGAGGAAATGGCTTCTCAAGTCGAAGCAACGTGGAGGGAGGTTTGGAATAGTTGATCGATTATTTCAATTCTATCTTCACGGCTGTTGCTAAAGAACTGCGAAAGCAAGTGCCCGGCATTTTCGTCACTGGTGAAATCAATGACAGCAATGTCAAAAAGTTTCCGTGTGTACAGATAGAGGAAAACAGCAATCTTCCTGTACATATTGATTCTGCCGGTCACAGCAAATACGCCGCCGTTTCCTTGCGTGTGCGCGTTTACTCCAACAAGAACACCGGGCGCATTGCAGAAGCACGTTCCATCGTTGGCATCGTGGATTCTGTTCTTGAACCGCTTAATTTTTATCGCAAGTCGTTTGCCCCGTTGAATGGGCTGTACAACAATTCCGTCTATCGGATTGATTGCAGCTATGGGGCAACAATCGGAGAGGACGGAATGATTTACCGAAACTAAGGAGGTAAACATTCTATGAGTACTGCTATCTCCGGTCTGAATACCACCCTGTATTGTGGCGACAGCGCAACCGCTCTGACGAAGCTGTGCGACATCAAGGATGTGCCCGACCTGATCTCCGAGCCGAACCTTCTGGATGCCACTACCTTGTCTGACCCTATGCAGGTCAACATCTTTGGCATCAACCAGAGCGACACCAAGTCTTTCACTGCCAACTACAACAAGACTGACTATGCGAAAGTCAAGGCGGCTGGCTACGATGAGACTTCCGAGAGCAACGCCGTAAAGTATTACGCCCTGAAGATGCAGGACGGTTCCGGCTTCTCTTGGCAGGGTATGCACCAAGTTGGCCTGTCCGGCTTCGGCGTGGATGAGGTTGTGGAAATGACCATCAACTGCATCTTCTCCAAGAAGCCTGAGTTCAGCGAGACCCTGACTGTCACTGGCGGCTAAACCGCAAAAATCGAATCAATCAAACCGGGCAGAACTGAACAACGGATTTGGTTCTGCCCCTATTTATAAAGGAGAGCATTTATTATGGCTGCTAAGGTTATCAACTTTCATTCCCCCGATGGCAAGAACACTTACGAGCTGACCTTCACCCGTGACAGCGTGGAAGCCACCGAGCGTGCAGGTTTTCAGATTGGCCAGTACACCCAGATGACCAATCTGCTGTCCAACTCCCGTGCCCTGTTCTACGGCGCTTTCATCGCACGGAACAAGGGCATCAAGCGCAAGGTCGTGGACGAAATGTTCCAGCACATCGAGGAGAAGGAAGATCTGATGGGCATTCTGCTTGAGATGTTCATGGACGCTTCCAAGTCCCTGCTGGCAACTGACACTGAGGACAAGACCGCAAAAAACGCAACGTGGGAGATTGTGTAACCGCACAATCTCAGGAAGCAGACGGAGAGGTGGAGCCATTCTCCTTCTCCAAGCTGTTCCACGATGTAGAAGCCTATTACATTTCCATCGGCATGACCTACGACCAGTTCTGGCACGGCGATGTCTGGCTGGCGAAGGTCTACCGTGACGCAGAGGAGCTGCGGGAACGCAGAGCCAATGCTGAAGCGTGGAGAAATGGCTTTTACATGGCATCTGCGCTTTCCTCTACGGTTGGCAATATGTTCCGAAAGAAAGGGTCTAGCCCCATCAAGTACATGGATAGACCGATTCCCCTTACTCAAAAGGAGAAAGACGAGTATGAATACCAACGCGCAGTTGAGGCGCAGGAGCGAATCAAGAGAATGATGTTCTCTATGATGGAAAGTGATGGTGGTAGTGATGGCTGATGTTGATATTACGAGCTTATCCGTAGAGATTTCTGCGGAATCGCAGGGTGCAGAGCTTAACATCAATAAATTGGCTAACGCTATCGCCAATCTTCGTTCTAAGGGCAATGTTTCTGCCGTCTGCGATAGCCTTGATAAACTAGCTGGTTCTATCGCTGGGCTGAAGTCTGCATCCAAAGGCATTGGTTCTATTTTTAAGAACATCGAAAAGATGTCAAACATTGATGTTTCTGGAATTGATTTTACTGGTTTAAGCGCAAAGCTGGAATCGTTGAAAAGCGAATTACAGCCCTTGCAGAACCTTGATGCTTCTGGATTGAAAGCGGTTGGCAGTGCAATGAACGCCATTGCTAAAATCCCATCTATCAATGATAAGTTGGATGCAGACACGCTCAATAAGTTCAAGACTGCTTGTGATAGCATCTCCACCTCGCTCACTCCCCTTGCATCTCAGCTTGACAAAGTAGGCAACGCCTTTGCAAAGCTCCCCCCGCAGTTGAGCAAGGTTGTGACACATGCTAACCGTGTGACTGCTGCCAACGAAAAGCAGCGCAAGAGCTATCTCAGCCTGTCCAATCAGATGAACGGCTTTATGCGGAACATGGCAAAGCTGGTCTCGCTGAAAGCCATTGCTGAGTATCTTGGCAACGCTGTTGCGAAGTTTAACGACTTCTATGAAGCAACAGACTTGTTTCATAATGCTATGGGCAATCTGAGCGGCGAAGCCGATACGCTCATTAGCAAGATGCAGGGTTTGCTTGGCGTTGACCCGACCAAAGCGATGACTTACATGGCTACTATCCAGAGCTTGGGTACTTCGTTTGGTCTTGCCAGCGACAAGGCATACATTCTGTCTAAGAACCTGACTCAGCTTGCCTATGACGAAGGTTCCTATTGGAACAAGGACGTTGCAGAAACCTTTACCGCAATGTCCTCCGCGATCTCTGGCGAGATTGAGCCTATTCGCCGTTTGGGCATTGACTTGTCTCAGGCGCGGTTGCAGCAGGAGCTTCTTGCTTTGGGCTTTAACAAGCAGGTTTCTAGTCTGTCTCAGGCAGATAAGGCAGTTCTGCGTTACATTGCCATTATGAAGCAGACTGCCAATGTGCAGGGCAACCTTGCACAGACCATCCAAAGTCCTGCGAACCAGATTAAGATCCTGAAAGCGCAGTTGGATATGCTTGCAAAGTCTGTTGGCTCTCTGCTCTACCCTGCCATGAAATCCATTCTTCCCCCGCTGATTGCCGCCGTACAGCTCATTCGAGAGTTTGTTGAATGGGTGGCAAAGTTGATGGGTGTGAAGGTCGTGTTCACTGATTTCACCAAGAGCGCTGACAGTGTTGGTGGTATCGGTGACGCAATGGATAACACAACCGATTCGACAAAGAAAGCCGCCAAAGCTCTCAAGGACTACACGATGGGCTTTGATGAACTAAACATCATTGACCCTACACAGGGAAGCTCCGGCTCTGGCAGCGGTGCATCTGCTGGTAACATCTTGGGCGATGTAGACCTGTCCGGCTACGATATGTTCAAGGAGTATGTTGGGAATACAGTTGATGCAATCAAAAAGAAGTTTGAAGAATGGAAGGATATCATTGCGGTTATTGGCGCAATGCTTGCTGCTCTTGGTATTGCGAAACTTCTCACCGATATTGGGAATGCAATTTCAAAACTTGGCCTTTTTCAAAAAATAGCGCTATCTATTGCGACAATTTTGATCGAAGCAAAGTTGGTCTTTGATTTTTCCAAAGACTACGCATCTACTGGAAATCCGATTGATTTGGTCGGTGAAATTCTTTCCGCCGCATTTGGCTCATTTATTCTTTGGAAAGCTATTGGCGCAGATGGTATTACGCTTGGAATGGGCGTTGCTTTTGTCGCGAGCCTCGCCGGTTTAACGTACGCTCTCGCCTCTGGAAAAGCAAATGCTAACGATGCAAGCGTTTGGATTCAGAGCATTCTTACAACCACGTTTGGTTCTATTGCTGGAATCACACTCCTTACCAATCTTGGCATGGGTGGCGTGGCTGCTGCTGGAATCTCCATTGGGTTATCTGGCCTAATTACCCTTGTCGGAATGGCTTATAGTGGCGTGAAAGGTGGTTCTATCAAAGTTGGCGATTATATCGACGCTATTTTGACGATCCTTTCTGGCGCAGCAGGAGGCATTGCTGGCGTGTCGATTGCCCTCGCAGCTGGCGCTGCTGCCCCTGTAGCTGGTGCTGCACTTATTGCTGGAATCGGCATTGGCGTCGTTCTTGAACAAGTTGGTGTTACATTTGCCGTTAAAGACCGCATTAAGGAAATTGAAGATTACCTTAAGCGTTATGAAGATGCAGGCTACACTACACTTGCTATTCATTATCGTCTAAAGAATCTTGGATTTTCTGACAATGAAATCAATATGGCTGAACAAGGCATTGATTCTACGTTCGAGATTTTCCGATACACATTCAACGAAAAGCTAGAAGCTCTCAATGAGTGGTGGAGCCAGAAGTGGGAAGGTTTCAAGGAAAACATTGGCAAATCTTGGGACAGTCTCAAGAATTTCGCAGCGAACTATTGGGAAAACAATTCGCTGATTCACGGCCTTATTGAGCAAACAAAACAAAACATCGCCGATTTAAAAGAAACGCTCGGCACTATTCGAAAAGCGTTTGACCAAAAAGTTAAAGACATTGAGGAAAGCGCCGCAAATGCGGGAAGAGCTGCTGCGGAATGGGTAAACGGAGTTCTCGACAAATTTAGAAAAAAGCGTGATGAGTTCTTTAATGCTGGCAAAAACCTGATTCAAGGTTTTATCGACGGTATCAAAAATTTGAAGGAACAAGCCATTAGCAGCGTTACCAGTATTGCCACTTCTGCTGTTGATAAGTTCAAATCGCTTCTAGGCATTCATTCTCCTTCTACTGTGTTTGCGGAGATTGGCGGTTACATCGATCAGGGCCTTGCAAACGGCATCACTTCGGCTATCTCCTACGTCGCCACTGCTATGCAGAGCGTTGTAAATGCTGTGCAGGAGAAAGGCAACGCGCTGATTTCCGCCGGTTCTGCTCAGGCCACCAACTACGTTGCCGGGTTCTTGAACGGTCTGGACACCCAGTGGCAGCAGATTGATTCCAGCTTGCAGAACGATTTTCTGGGTAGTATGCAGACGCTCGGTACTGCCATCGAGAAGGGCGATTTGCAGTCTCTTGGTAAGTGGGCGGCTTCCTATTTCTATCATGCAATGGATGATGAGCAGCGCGCACAAATTAAGTCTATTGCAGAAAACAGCCTTACTTGGCTGACAAGCAACCTGAGTGGCGTTTGGAACAACATTGCCGGTATGGCTTCTAGCTTTATCGGTCAGTTGGTTCCTTCGACCGTTGCGGCTACGACGGCACAGACCGGATTGAATATTGCAATGGACGCAAACCCGATTCTGTTTGTTGTTTCGCTGATTGCAATGCTGGCTGGTGCGCTGCTCAATCTAGCCGGAACGAATAGCGATGTTGCGGGCGGCATTTCTTCCGTGTGGGGCGGCTTGAAGGATTTCATGTCCTATATTTTTGAAGGAATCGTTCGTCTGCTCGGCACATTTGTGCAGGGCTTCATCAACGGCGTAAATATTATGATTGGCGCATACAACCTTGTTGCACAGCTCTGGGGCGGTCAGATTGATTATATCAAGAACCCGCTGTTCGAGTATGCGGACAAGATTGCAGCGGCTCGTGAAAACAGCTCTTCCGTTGATTCTCTCGCTTCTGGAAACTTGGATTATTCCAGCGTTCCGGGAACCAGCGAATATGAACAGGCGTCTGGCTCCGGTTCGTATTCTTCTAGCAGTTATACTCGGTCGGCAGAGCTTACCCCGTCTGAACTGCGTGACGCGGTAAAGGAAGGCTTCGTTTCCGCCTTGCAGGAATCCGGTTTCGGAGACACGGACAACGGGAACTTTACTGTTCGGGTTTATCTCGACGGAAAGGAAATCACTTCTGCGGTCGAAAAACGTCAGAGCGATCGCGGAATGTCCCTGATGGGAACGGAAGCATACAGCTACTAAGGAGGCGACAGTTCTATGGCAAATATTCCAGCACTGGTCACAGTGAACGGTACGGCATTGCCTGAACCGTCCTCTTATGAAGCTACCACAAGCACGATTGTGGATTCTGGACGAAATACTCAAGGAAAAGTGGTCGGGGCCGTCGTGCGACACGATGTTGCAAAAGTATCGCTGTCGTGGAACTACCTGACCGCAGCCCAGTGGGCAACCGTCCTTAGTTTGTTCACAAGAAACTTTTATTGCTCGGTTCGATTCTTGAATCAAGCAACAAACACTTATGAAACCCGGCAGATGTATGTGTCCGACCGCACATCCGGTATGTGGAGGCGAAGCCCAAACAGCGGAAACGTAATGGGCTGGGCTGGATGCAAACTGGCGCTTGTGGAGGTCTAAGATGGAACACCCTTCTCAAAAATGGCTGAACAAGTTCAGCGAAACACTTGTTCCTGAGACGTTTATCAAGATTTTTTATGACAGTACAGAGCCGGGCGTCCAAAAAGACGCTTCTGCAAGCGCCGACAGTCAAACGTTGTTCAGCAATGTTTCCGGCATTACATCCGAAAACAATAAACGTTCGATTGCAAAGTACGCAACCGGAGAGCCAAATCTTCATTTGCTTGACGGAACATTTTTGCTTCCGCCAGCGTCCGGTTCTTCTGCCAATGATGCCGGATACATCAGCCGTGATATTGTTTCTGAATCGAACCATCCAAAGCTGACGTTTACTTTTAGCAGACTTCACACGAGACCTATCCCCGGCATTACGATTTTGTGGTCTGAGACGTTGAACGAATACGCCAAAAGCTTTAAGCTCACGGCATATTCTGGAGACACGCAAGTAAGCACGATTACTGTCAACGATAATAACAGTTTTAGAGCCGAAGTCGATTGGGAAATCTCCGGCTACGATAAAATCACTCTTGAGGTTTTGTCTTGGTGTTTGCCTGACCGTAGGGCAAGAATTGAATGGTTCATGGTCGGTTTCAGACTGGCTTATACAAAAAACAACTTGATCTCTTACACTCATGAGTCAAATCGTGACCCAATATCCGGTCAGCTTTCCAAAGATAGCATTTCTTTTTCTCTTGATAATAGCCAACAAACGTGGAACCCTCTGAACCCGCAAGGTATGTATCGATACCTTTATGAGCGCCAACTTGTCACAGTCAGCTACGGAATGGATATTGATGGAACGACCGAGTGGATTAACGGCGGCAAATTCTTTATGTCTGAATGGAGTGTTCCGGCAAACGGCATTGAAGCTTCCTTTGTTGCTCGCGATGCTCTCGGATTCCTGATGGACTCTGCATATATTGGCAGAAAAAGCGGAACACTGTACGATATTTGCATTGATGCGCTTTCTCGGCTTCCTAAAAACACTGCATCTTATTCTATTTCTGATGAGCTAAAGGATTACACCGTAGATATCAGCAAAGAGAATAACTCCTCCTACAAGAACTCGGATATTTTGCAGACGGCTGCAAATGCAGCGGGTATGGTCTTGTACCAAACTCGCGAGGGTGAAATTCGAATCGAACGGCCTACGTTTTTTGCGGGTTCTTCTTCTGAGGTCTATGAAATCGACCCGATGAACAATTATAAATGGCCCGAAATCACTTTTTCGCCTCGATTGAAAGACGTCTCTTGCAGTGTTAACAATACAACGCGCCTTTATCCGAGCAATTCTAACGTTGACGGTGTTACGCAGTCTATCAGCAATCCTTTGCTGAATGATTCCATTTTGGAAAAGGGCAAGAATTCCATGACGGAAGCCTACTCCATTCTCTCCACGCGAAAGAAAGCGAGTTTGGAATATCGCGCCAGCCCTCATATTGACGCGCTTGACCATGTAAAGCTCAACCATAGCTTTGGCTATGCGTCGGAAATGTTTGTCACGAATGCAAAGTACACTTTCAACGGCTGTTTTAAGGGAACGTTGGAGGGTTATATGCTTTCTGACATTGCTTCGGTATCTCTTGACCAAAGCTTGTTTTCTTTTCAATATGCCGATTCTCGTATTTTAACTGCGCGGCTAACTCCTGCATCTATGAATTCCCCCGCAATCGGTTGGAGCGCGTCTCCTGCTAACATTGTGCACTTGGACGTTTTGACCAACATTGACGGCGTTTCCACTTGCCGCGTTTCGTATTCTCATAAAGGAACTGCTACTGTGACCGCAAGCGCTGGCAATTCTTCTGCATCTTGTCAGGTGACCGCAGAAGCACCTTATATTACGCTTAGCCATAGTTCGGCAAACCTTTCTTGGAGTCAGTACAACGACGTTACCGCAACCTTCCACCCGACTGTTTCGAGTGCTCCGAGCATCAATTGGAGCACGAGCAGCGGCGCTGTTCGTCTGCAAGTTCTCAGCAACAGCGGTGGTGTTTCTACTTGTCGCATTTGGTGGAATTCCAAGGGCAGCGCAACGGTTACTGCAAGTGCATTTGGAGAATCTGCAAGCCTGAACATTTCCACCCAATCTTCTGCACTTTCCAATCTGCCTGATGGTACGATTGTTAAAATCGTGGAGAATGGCGCAGCGGTCGATTTCATCCTTGCGCAGCATAATTATCTTTCCGATCATAACGGTGCTGGCCGAACCTTGTTCGTCCGCAGATATGGGTTCAGAAAGCTGCGTTTCAACAAGGTTGATGCAAACCCAAATCAGAAATATTGGCTGTATGATACCACTTATCAAGAAAATCGCTGGTTCTATTATTGGGGGCGTTACAACGATTTCTGGAACAACTACCATTACGGAGAGGGATATAATGAGGATAGTTATTTCGTCGTTCCTTCTTATAATGACGGCCCTGCTGAAATCACGAACTGGTTAAATGGGGATTACAAAAACCTGTTCAGCGCTTCTGTGAAAAATCAAATGGGCCAAACCGTTTTGCAAAAGAAATCGGGATTCACTTCACAAGTTTCTACAAGCGTTTTCCTGCTGACCGCAAAAGAACTTGGAATCGGCACCAAAGGTTATTACGCTTACCCTGACAATAGTAGCCGTGCTCTCCCGACCGCCAAACAGATTCTCAATAGCGAAACGTCCTATTGCTGGACTAGAAGCCGCTTGAATGATGGGTCTGTGGACGGTTTGAGCGGAGACGATGCTACGCGAGCAGAACATGGCGTTGTATGTTGCTCTTATCGAGGTTCCAGTGCAAGCGTTTGGGCAAACAACGGAAATGTATTTGCTCGTCCTGCGTTTACCCTTCCTGCAAATCTGGAAGTGGATGCAAACGGAAATCTGATGATTTGAGGTGAAGATATGTCAACATGGATTACCGACAGAACGAATGAAGACGTCCGTCGCGCTGCTGAGCTGACCGGGAAAGGCCGACTGAATACATGGACTGAAGAAGAGCAAGCAGAATGGTTGGCTGGCATGAAAGGCGCTCTAAGCTACACGGACTACAACCGCATTGAAGGTGGAATCCAAGAGATTGCAGACATTTTGAACGCATCTGTTTCGGTAAAAACCGACTGGGATGTAAATGGATATCTGACTGTATCGGACGCTTCTCGCTGGCTTGTGAACATTTCCAACATCCGAGCCAAATGCAGCGGCCCCGGTGGATTGTCCGATACGCCGTCAAGTATGAACAACCTGACATATCAGACCATGAACCTGATTGAAACAATTCTGGCCGAAGTAGAGCGAATTGCAAACGACCACTTGCTTTACTGCTCAGAGCCAATATGCGGAGGTGAACCTTACTATGGTATTTGTTGACCGCAAAGCAAAGTATCCGGGCCGATGGACGATGAAAAAATCTGACGGCACATCGGAAATTGTCACACTGGTTCGCAATGATGAGCCTGAGGTTGAAGGCACTCCGATGAATGCTGAAACGCTGAACACCCTTTCGGATGTTGCAGGTGCAGACATTGCGAGGCAACAAGCGGAAGCGGCAGCAAATAAATCGGAGGAAGACCGCAAGAAAGCGGAAGCTGCCGCCGGAAACGCTGTCGACGACGCAACGAGTCTTATCAAAGGCTACACAGACAGCGCTCTTGCCAGCAAAGAAGCTGCCGCTGCGTCCGAAGTGAACTCCAAGCTTTACTCGGAAGCCGCCAAACAAGTGGTGACGCAGAACGCCAAAGGCTACGGCGGCGGATACTCCCGCACCTTTACTTTGACGGCCCCACAGGCCGGGTGGGCGGTGCTGGAAGCTCCCATCGGTATTTATCGCTATTATGCCGACGTGGCCCTCGCGGACTGCACCGCCAAGTGGAACGCCTTTGCGGCGGTTTTACCGGAGAGCGCTATGACAGCTTTTGTGGCGCGGGTGGCGAATATCATCGAGACGAAGGACGGCAGCGTGCGTCTGTATGCGGTGAACGCGCCGGAGCAAGATGTGAAGTTTACTCTCTCGGTGTTTGCGGTAGGCTCCCGCACCTACAGCCTGACGGTACCTGTCAATGGATGGGTACAGGCAGAAAACCTTGTGGGGGTCAACCAGTGGCAATGCGATTTGACGCTGGAAGACTCCTCCGTTGAAAAAGTACCAATGGGTATGGCCGCACTGGAAAACACCACCGAAGCGCTCTCCACCCCGGGCCTGAGCGCAACGATGGAGACCTTTGACGGATACATCCGCGTTTATGCAAAGAAAAGGCCAGCGGTAGACATCAACATTGTGGTGATTCTGCTGGCAAAGAATGAGGTGAACTGAATGGCAATTGGTTCTATGACCACCAACAGCACGGTGGATATGATCGACAAGACCCTGAGCATTGAGAACGCACCGGCGGATGCAAAGGCCACCGGTGACGCGCTGGCGGGGAAACTTGGTCTGCACGACATGGCTGATAATGCAGAGAAGTGGAGCGGTTATTCCATCAGACAAGAGCATAATACTTCGGATACTTGGATTCCCGTTTTTAGCGATGACGATGTGGATTATGTCCTGAAAAGCGAAATTGCAGACCTGAATGGTATTGCTACCAGCGGCTCAGGCTACACGAGATTTACAGATGGAACGCAGATTTGCTGGGGTACGGCTATCGTAAACGGACAAGTCTCAGAGACCAATGTGAAAGTTTCGTATCCACTCGCATTTGCCGATACTCCGTCTATTGTAGCTGGAAGCAATTGGAACATAGGAAACACCCCCGTATGCATCGGTTGGGAAAATTCCACATCTTTTTCGATAGGGCTAGGGCAACCCGGCACTGGCATTAGTAGATGGCTCGCCATCGGTCGTTGGAAGTAAGGAGGTACACATGGAAATCACTTTAGGTTCCACCATCACTAAGCCCGTAGAAACGCAGGAGCAGTGCACCGCTTACGCCGCCATGGCTGAGGCGGTGAATGCCCACAACGCCGCCTGTGTGGTGGGCGACACGCTGTGGGTCATTGAGGATAAGGCCGACTGCTACGAGGTGGCAGAGGGCGGCACGGTGCCGGAGCCGGAACCGGCAAGCACCCTGCCCACCACAGAGGAGCGGCTGGCAGCATTGGAAGCCGGTCTTATTGAGCTGGCTGCACAGGAGGTATGACATGGTACTATTTTACGTGACGCAGATCAAGCTCCACCAGCTTGACGGCACCTTCACCATCGACGACGTTCCGACCCGCTGGCGGGCCCGCGTACAGGCCGAGCTTGACAAGGAGGCGCAGAAAAATGGCTGATAAGACCATCCTAGACGTCTCCCGTTGGCAGGGCCGCATCGACTGGGACGCGGTGAAGCGCAGCGGAAAAATCGACGGCG